CCATTTTTAACATTTTCAAAAGATCTTGAAGTAAATGCATGAACCATTTCATGTACAATACTTTTTGCATTGTACTCCATATCTGTTTCTTCAAATATCTCTTTATTAATCCATATAGTGTGAGTATTATCACTATACCACATGTAATCCCCATTAGCTAATTGATCTTTTTCTTCTGTTATACCAATATATACATCAGTATCAGAGAATAAATCAACTATCTAGTATGCTATAGAATCTTTTGATATATACTATTTTAATTTCTCAACCACTTGCCCTGATGTGGTACTCATGTGAGGAGAACCATCTGACCAAGTACCAGTAATATCACCTATATTTGAAAAGAAGTCAGAAGGTTGTTCCTAAGCCGGTATAAACGTTTTAGCTATCTATCTAATAGCTTGATGACGATTTCCGTCAAAACGTCTTAAAAGGTCTGAAAATAGCTCAGACTAAGACCCGTCAGGGCCCTAGTCTATAGCATAACCATTATTTTCAGATATGATATAATAAGCAGCGTCTTCACTGCCTAACACTCTAGCAACTTCATCAACAGCTGCTTTTACTTCTTTGTTATTTAAATTTAAACACTGCATAATTATTCACATTCTTTTTTACGTTTCTTACCCATTTCAGCGAGATAAGTCATATCTACCACATCTTCAGTAATATCCATGTTGAAAGCTTCATTTGCAATAGAAGAAGTATCTACATTAGCAAAAGGATCTTCCGTTTCTTGTGAGAATTGTTCTTGCATATCAGAGAATATATCTAACTATTCATTTATGATGTCCATAGCTTCAGATCCATCAAACGATTCTTCTAAACTAACATTGACAAAGTCTGATACATCTGTTTCATCATATACTACATTATCTTCAGATAACGGATCTATATTAAAGGTAGTATCTACTACTTGCGTATCAGATACATCACCTTCTATTTGCTTCTATGTTCCGTTTATTTTTACCTAAATATTATCTGAACTAAGAGGTATAAACTGTTTAGTAAATCTACTTTCATCCTTTAATTTAGGTAATTTAACTCTAGACATTGCAGTTTCTGCTATAACACTATCGTCAGTTAATACATTTTCATCAAACGCATTCTAATCAAAAGCTGATATATCCAAACCACCTTTTGCAAATTCATTAACTCTAAACCCGTTTTCTTTAATACCTAATTTAGGTATTCTCTTATAGATTAGTTTAGCCCCTCTTTTACTCTTCTTACCTTCATCATTTACATAAGCTATTTCACCAATTAATTGATATAATTGAATTGAAGTATTATACCCAGAACCATTATTTACAGTTATAAATTCAGCTCTTCTAGTTCTATAGTGAGGAACAGCAAAGCTATCATACATTGTAATAGCTTTTCCTCCAATATTACTTCTAGATTTAGACAATACAATATCATAATCACTACTCTTAGAACGGTCTTCCTATTGTTGTTGGAAAGGATCGTTACTATTAGGTTTAAGATTGATGTTATACTTAGGAACTATGTTAGGGTCATCCCACATGTTTCTAGCTATAGTCAATCTAATAGAAGGAAAACTCATAGATTGAGGATCATCACCAGTTTGAGCTATAGAGCTATATCCAGATACATCTCCTCCATTTTTAAATTGGTCTAATACTTCTTTAATATTAGATACATAACCGTTATCAATCTTATATTGAATAGGAACTAAATGGAAGAACGCATTTACTCCTCTTTCATCATAAGAAGTATAATATGCATATTTAACCAAATCTTCTGCAAATTCTCTAACTACATCATCAGTATCTTCAAGTAATTGAGCAAAAGCAGATATTAACTGGTTCTCCCTATCATAGTCGTTATTCATCGATGATTCAGATAGAATAATTCTGTCTACATTCTGCCCTTCTAAGCCATCTGCTGGATATTCCTATAAATAATTTAATAATTCATTCTTTATAGTACCATCTTGATTAATAAGATGTGGGAAAGCATCTTTATTAAGTAACAGATATCTCTTAAGTTTAGTTAATCTAGAACACATGGTATTCTTACCTACAAACATACCTCTAAATTGATCATCTGTCATTTTAAGGAAATCAGTGTTAGAAGTAGCTCTAGCTCTAATTATACTATCAATCATTCTATTTATATTCTGAACAAACTTCTTATCACCCTAGTGTTCATAGGATATTAAATCATTACCGTCTGTACCTTTAATAATATCTCCTCCTACGATATTACCCATCACTGAATTAAATATATTCTAGTAAGTCCAAGTTGCAGGAAACGTTTGACTCTTAAGAATCTTTCTAGCTATAGTAGTAGCGTTATATAACTTCTTACTTAAGAATGTATTACTAAAGTAGTATTTCAAAGCATCGTCTACTTCTTTACCTTTTATTTCAAATACTCCAGAATTATCATATATGAACGTCTGATATGAATTCACAAAGTTTAACTATAGTGCGAGATTATTACCAAATTTCTTAGTATCAATTTGAGATCTATGCACCAATTCGCTAAGTGTTTTGGCATCCATACTTAGTTCTTTATAAGCATGTAATACAATGATCTATTGATATAAGAATGATAAATTATCCTATTTTCTATTCTTTAAAGCATATATAAGACTGGATTCATCAAATACCTATGTCTTATCTATTACTTCACTTTTTATTCCAGGATATGCAGAGTAACCAATTTCTTCAGCTAAACCATTATATTTAGCTTTCCAATTTTGTTTATTTTCACCTTCTGGCAGAGCGTCTATAGCTTCCTTAAGTAACTTACCATATACATTGTATAATCCAGTGATTATCTAGTTTTCCTACAGATTCTCAGCGCCATATACTCCTTTACTATTAATGACTCTATTAGATAATTCTTTTAATATAGGTTGAGCTAAGAAATAGAAAGTATTCTTACCTTTACCACCTCTAAGTAATAAGTTAGTCATATTATAAGTAACCTGATTAACATTCAAAGCAATAATGTAAGGGTCTTTAGCTACGTCTACGTGAGCATTAATCATAGCAGATAACCAGTCAAGAATTCTAAATCCATCTTGACCTTTAATAGCATCTAAATCTCCTAACTGGTATACATTACTATGACTATATATCATATTAAGATGCATTAACTGCGTTAATACATGATTAGTGGAGTTAAGAGCAAATGGAGCAATACCAGCTTTACCACTAGTATATTCTTCTTTTCTAGCTTCTTGAAAAGAAGGTAATAACTCATAGAAAGGATCTGCTTCTTGTTTACTAGAACTTGATATTAACGGCAATACATCATCTTGTAGCATACTAGTAAGAGTATCAATAGATGCTCTAGTCTCAGCCATATTCTTAGTATCTGATACTACTAATTGATAATTCTGTATTATCATATTCTGTAATGCTTCAGGACTTTGTTCACTTACTTTATCGTTAGTATATTGAACTATATTTCCATCTGTATCGTAATTCAGCATAGCAATATACAATTTATCAACGTCGAAGTCAGAACCAGTCATGGCTGTAAATTCGTCAGGAACTACTATAGTGTCACTGAATCTATCAGGAAGTACATCTACTACTTTAAATGAGAAAGTAGAAGACAAGCCCTGAGTAGGGATACGATAACCAATACCTTGCGGAGTGGAATTAGTGCCAATTACATTATGGTCAATTAACCATTTTTTCATAACTCCATAAGAAGTCTAATATTCTTTTGGTACTATATGTCTAAAGAAGTTAGTACTCAGAATAACATCCATGCTTCCATCTTTATTCAGGAATCTAAGTTTATTACCACCATTAAATGCACCATTCAACTATGATTCTTTCATTCTAGCATCTGTTGCTTTTAAACCAAATGAGGACATCTGAATAGCAGAACCACCAGGAGTATTAATATCTACTACTTCTTTATTTATGAACGATATAATTCTACTTTCAATCCACTGTCTACTACTCTAAGCTGCCAACGGTACAAGTATATTACCGTCCTAATCAATAGTAAGACCTTTAACAAACTCATCAGACATACCAGAACTAACTGCCTAACTGACTAAATAATCTGATAAAGCCTTATTATTCAGTTTGCCTTTATGGAAGAATCTCTTGATTATTCTCTTATAACCTATGTCAGATAACTGATTAATAGCATCCATTGTTTGAGTCTTAATCTATTGACCAGTCTTAGTAGTAGCTTTATTAGTACCGTATACTCGATCGTCTATAAGATTACCTAAACATATTTTAACAGCCTAGGTACCAAATGAACGATCAATATGCTCATGTGGGTCTGTATTCAACTGTAAACGTAAGTTACGAATATCCTAAACAAATACAGGTAAATCTCCTTCTTTCTTAGTAAGATTAAAGGATTTTTTATTTAAACCCTCTACATTAAAATGTTCATTCTTAGGTCCTTCATAAGCCTCAAATTTAGTTCTACCACCAACCTTAACAGCAGATTCAAAAGTAACCATATCAATTACTCCTAGGTCTTCATTATTCATGCGGTCGTATAAAACTTTATTGTCTGCTTTAGCTATTACTTTGAATAATGGGAACATAGCCATCTTATCAAATACGGGAACATTCAGATTTATATCACTTTCTCTATGGTCCCCAAAGTATACCATCTTTAAAGGCTTAACTACAAGAGCCAAAGTTTTCTGATATAACTCTGGTTTATTCATCCATGATTCATCTTCTCCTTCCATTATTTGATAAGCTTCTTCGATAGCATCACTCCATTGTCCTAAAGCTTTCATAATACGCCTATACATAGCAGGACGAATATATACCGCAGCGTCAGATTGATTGATATTACCATCTACGATATTTCCTTTATCGTCTCTTCTAAAGTCATACGGTCTAGCGCTAGCATTAGTATAACTATCTACGAACTCTTTTTGATTCTTAGTGAGAGAATTATAGAAAGCGTCTTCTTTCTATTTAGTAGATAAAGCTTCTATTATAGCGTTGTCACTTAAACCAGGATTCGCTTCACTATATAAGTCACGTAAAATAGAGTTTCGGAATATGCTTTTTAATTCATTATAATAATCAGAACCAAGCATATTATCGGCTAAATGCATTACAGTTACTTTGGTATCGTTTTCAGTAGGATTGTCCCAAACAGTTCTAAGATTAGTACCGGTTGATAATACTGAAGACAAACGTTTAGTCTTGTCTACGTCCTTGCCAGTTATTATATCGAAAGTCTAGTTAGAATGTCCTTCTTTAGTAACTTTATATCTCTTAGTTTTTTTACGTTTCCACTTATAATAAGCAGGGTCTCCTGTAAAGCATTTCTCTACTTCCATAATAGAAATAGCCTAATTAGCTACATGTGATCCAATTATAGAGAATAATATATCTTGATTTTTAAGATCAGCCTATTCAGAAGTATACAACTTATTATCTACTTGGGACTCATAATAGCCCAATATATTGTTAGGTATTAGTTTATTAACATACTATCCGTTTGAATATCCTAGTATACCTCTTCTGACAAGAGCTCGCATCTCCCTCTAAGTAGCATGCAATAACAAATGATTTATTGCAGAGAATATAGGAGCATCAGGTTCTATGACTTCTTTAGAATTAGGTTTTGGTGTACCTAGTAGCAATACCTTCAAATCCGACAAATACTTCTGAACTTCCTCTGTAGTACCATATTGTTCTAATCTAGCCAGATCTTGGTTAATGTTTACGACATCTTCACCTAGTCTTAATTTAGTAAAATACCTGAATCTACCTCCGTTGCCAGTATGATCCATCTTACCATTCTTGATCTTTCCGTGATAATTATCTACTCTTAAAGTAGGATGTTGCGCAATATAGTCTTTTTTCTAGAAATAATCCCATACAGCATTAAACTCATCTAACCAGTAATTAGCAAATATGTTAAGAGTACCTTGACTAAATCTTCTTTCTCCTATATAAGTAGAATTTTCAGCTGTTAGATCTTCTCCAACAATAGCTGCATAATTAGCTTCTCCTTCATCAGTATATTTACTAGTAAGAACATCTTTTACCATTTTGATACCTGATATACTATACCAAGTCTTCTTATCAGACATAGTAGGTAATATTATTCTATCGTTAAAAGTAAGAGTAAGCTTGGCGATATAATCTTCAACAGGAGTAATGCCGAAATAATCTCTACTAGATTCATCTATATTCAGTGCTAAGAAAGTGTGCAATTTAAATTTAGTATTCTTGGCATTAGCTATCAAACTATGCGCAGAGAATGGAGTACTTAATATCTATTGTTTCTTACCGTTAGCATCTTGATTAATATTACGTATTTGATCTGTCATATAGTTATTCTCACTAATAGGATAAATCAATGCACCATCTGCTCCAACAACACTAAATTCTTGAGGAGAAGGATGTACTTTACCATATGATATTGCCATAACAGCTATCTAACTGTTAGAATTTCTACCAAATGTAAACATTCTATCTAAAGTTCTAGAGTATCCACCACCTGATGTAGATTTTACACCTATATCTTTAGTTTCAGACAGTTTAATTAAAGTAGCTAAAGTACCTTCATTAAATCTCTCTGTCTTACTAACTCCAGTACTCTTCCAGAAATTATATAGCTTATCAAATTCGGTAGCTCCGACATAGAAGTTATTAAGCATATAGTCTAATGCTAAGTTATCCATAGGAATAGATAAAGCATTGAATACATCCAATAAAGTATCCTTTATTTCCTATATCTTAGTATCATCTACCGGTTTACCTTTCTTTATTCTATCACTTACTATTTTAAAAGTAGAACTTAATTTACCTCTTCTATCTTTTAAGAATTTAGCAAACTCTGGTTTGATATAAGGTCTACCGCTATCTGTTCTATCTATAGCATCAGATGCGAAGAACATGCCAGACCATCTAGCAGGAAGTCTACCTACTTTACGTAAATTATCACTATCTTCTACAACCCAATTAAATTTACTTAAGTTGGATTGTATTTCACTAGCTATTTCATCTTCAGACTTACCCCTTGTATTTACTTTAGGATGTTTAGTAGTAATAGTGTCTAATTGCACTTTAGAACTCTTTATAGTTATCTCTAACTAAGTTTTAGTATTATCAGATATAGGTGCTTCTTCCGAAGTAAGAATATCATATAAAGATTTAAAGAAAGGAATAGTATTACCTAAATTAGCACTTCTATCTATTATATCCTGATACTTATCTATATCCCATAAGTTCTCCATAATCTGATTCCATACGAAATTGAAATCTTCAGTTACAGGGAGTTGGAACATATCATCATGTACAGGGAATAACTCTTTAGTAATAACACCATTTTCTTCATTTTCAACGAATTGGTATTCATACTTAGGTATAGAGTAGAAGAATAATTTAGCTCTAAAGCTAACGTTATCTTTCTTACTTACTTCACCCTGATTCTTATCCCAATTGTTTTCAGGCTGCTCTCCAGTCTCTACTTTTAATCTAGATTCTTCTTCGTTATCTACTTTTTCTACCTCTCTAATACCTAATTGTTCTATTTTTTTACGTACATATCTAGTAAAAATATCCTTATTATTAACTATATCTTGAGCAATATCTACATATTCGTCAGATATCCAACCAAAGTCTATATTCTATTGTAATCTGTCAAATAACAAAGAAGTGTTAAGATTATGAACATCCTCTATGGTTCTAATATTAAATATAGATAACGCTCCACTAGTAAGAGAATTAACAGCATGATAGAACACATCTGGGTCAGTTATATGAGGTAATTTAGCTTCTTCTTCCTTTGATAAACCAGGTATATAATAAGATAGACCTTCTGGTTTACGGCTATAGAAATCTTCTAATGCTTGCTTAGAGGATTTATAATCCTTAAACTAACCGTCATTTATACTCTTGAAAAAAGCTCTGATTATATTTCTATGAGAATTCCAGAAGTATAAGGTATTATATATCTTCTTAAAGATTCTAATAACATTATATAATAAACCTTTACCGTTTTGGTCCTTAGCATAATTACGGAATTCTTCAGCAAGCGCTTCCTCTGCTTCATCTTGAGTAAGATTTCTAGCACTTTTTTTAGATTTAGAATATTCTTGATATAACTTAGCTCTCTATTGTTCACTTAATAGCATTTGAGTTACATAGTGGAATGCTTCGTGATATTCTACACCTGCACCAGATTGTCTAGATAAAGATATACGAGGTATTAATTCGTTAGAAAGCGCATCCATTACTACACTAAACAAACCATATGCTTCTTCATTAGCTCCAAACTTAATCATTTGGTCTGTTACTAATATTTGATCGCTATCTATACCTAACTTATCAAATAACCATTTCTTAGCAGAGTCTTCATTGAACTTACCTCTACCTTTAATAGTTGATTTGAGACCACCTAAGAACTTAATTGGAGTAAGAGTAACCTCTCTTTTACCAGTTTTAGGGTTAAGTACAATACCCCATTTAAGGTATTGACTTTCCTTCATGCCATTATTAGGTATACTTAAATCGTATTTCTCAAGATTCTCAGGAGTAGCTCTTTCAGCAATTACAACTTTCTTACCACTAGCAGTCTTAGCTTGAGAAGGTTTACTTACATCTTCTATTACTTTATCTTGAGTATTAACAGTAGGTTTAGGTTTATCTTGTTGTTTCTATAATTCTTCTCTATTTATTGCAGCATCATCTGCATATATAAATGGAGCATAAAATGCATGTTCACCTAAATCTGTCTTTAATATTCCATTATTAATAGCCCAAGTAATTACTAGAGGGGAATCAGATACTTTTACAGCTTTGCCATCTTCAAAAGTATATCCTATTTCTTTTAAGGAGAATGTTAGGTCTTTGGAAAATATTGGTATTCTACTGTTTTCATCTTTTACTAAGTTAGGTGAGCTGTTAGCTATAGATACAATTAAGTCTATGAATTCTTGAGGAAACTAAGACATTAAGATATCCTTATCCGTGTTCCAGTGTATATTCTACGAAATCTAAAAAACGATTCTCTTTTTCTCAAAATCTGTTAAACTAGCTAAGTTAGTAAACTATGTACTGAATCTTTTTTCAGTTCTAGGACCATCCTGGGTCTACACTACAGCATCTTCACTATAATATCCATTAACAAAAAATCTATTTCCTTTGTCGTCATTATATATGCCAAGTTGTTTCCTTACTAAGAAATTATATTTAACTTTTTCAACACCTTCTAAACCATTAGTAAACGTATTAGATCCACTATTTGCCAATAAAGATAGTAAAAAAGAATCTATAATCTTAGCATTAGCTCCTCTAACAGATGTCTAGCCGGTAATAATATTAAATATTAATTCTGCAGTAGACGGCATAACAGGTTTACCCTGTTTATCTATATTCTGTGTACCATCTGCATTGAACGCTAATTTTACCTATTCCTAACTATTTACTCCTGGTATTCTATGTAATTCCTCAGATAACATAATAGGTAAAGTAGTAGTGCCAGAAGGAGTATTTTCAGGTTTAGGTATAAAGTATATTTTACCAGCATAACCTACACCTTGTGTTTCAGTCTTATCTCTAGTAAACATATCGTCTATGGAGAAAGGATCAACGCCAAATGGACCAGTACCATATCCAAACTGAATATCGCCACTAGTTATTTGTTCAGACATAGCAATAGCATCTTCAGTTATACCAAAATCACTTACCTATGTTAATTTTCTAAACTTAGGTAATCCCGCTTCATCTGACTAATTATCTAACTAACCGTTACTTATTCTTAATCCTATAGGTTTAACATGCTTCTTAGCAGTTAGTGGTAATGTTTTAGTAGTAGAATACTCTGGAGCGTAAGCTTTGATTATTTTAGCTCGTAATGCTCTTAATTTTTGTATTTGCTCATCTATCTCATTTTGAGTCATTTCCGTATCTCTCATACGGTCATAAAGATTTTGGTTAATTGCTCTTATAGACGCGTTATACAACTTACCATCCTTCTCTATCATTACATGTATTGCTAAATTATCTATAGCACTATCAAATGACATATCATGTTTGAAGGAAGTAACAACATAATATACGTCATCTGCCGTAGATAACCATCCGGGAATAGACAATTTTTTAGCTAACTCACTACCAGGTCTTCTGTCAACTTTGCCTCCATTCTTACCTATAAATTTTACAGGTTTACCAAATACCGTAATAGGCATAACTTCATCTGTATTAGGTTGAAAAAAGAAAGTATTAGCTATGTGTAATCTTCTAAATTTCTTCCTAGCAGCTACCCAACCATTAGATGATCTATTATAATGCGCAGAAGGACCCTGTAATCTAGAATCGAAATCATAAGCTTCCTCGAAAGCCGCCTATTCTAATATATTTTGATCGCTTACAGGTATACCATTTTCAGGATTACCATCTGGAATATATACTAGCTCATCATTCTAAGCGTCGTAAAAAATTTCATCAGATTTAGGAGTATCCTCTATTTCTGTAATGTTTACTGGATTTTCTATTTGAGGATTAATATCTGAAGCTAAAGGAGTATCCTCTATTTCTGTTACTTTAGGCTATTCTGAAGAACCTTCCTCTTCATCCTATACTGATTCTTCAGAAGGAGTGAATTGAGCGTCATCTACTTCCTCTGACTATTGTTGAGATTCTTCGATAGTAGAATCATCTGTTTGTTGCTCTTCTACTTCCTCAGCTATATCTGTAGGTTCTACAGATGTTACTTCTTCAGCAGGATTCTGCATTTGTACTTCATCTTCTATCTATTGATCAGTACTATTAACAGCATCCATTTCTACATCAGATTCTACCTAGTCTACACTTACTCTGTCTTGTAGTGGAGATCCCTCTATAGCTTCTTCTAACAGGTCTAACTAACTTTCAAGGCTACTTATCTCTTGTTCAGCTACTTGAGTTTCAGGAAAAGCAATCTCTTCTACTTCATCTATAGGAGTTATTTGTGGTGCTTTTGTCTCAGTATTTGGTGTACCTTCCTATATATCCTATAAATTACCTGTATCTTCAGCTATTTCCTATCTACTTATCTGTTCTTGATTTTTCTTGCGCTATAAATCCTTCTGAATAACAGATATTGCTCTTTTACGCTGAACAGATTCCTAATCAGCAAGTTTATCATCATTATTCCATTCTTCATTTACAGCATTATTGTAATCCTATATAATCTGATCAGAGGTTCTAGTTATTCCATTGATTCTGTCAGCCTACATTTGATTAGTAAGTATCTATTTCTGCTGTTCTTCAGTAAGATTATTATAAGTAGGCTTATACAATTTGGTATCACCTACATACTTTCCGGTAGTATAAGCCAAAGCGTGAGCAAATAAATCTGCTCTTACTCCATCATTAACATACTTACTTATAGTGGCTATAGATAATTGATCTGTAAAAGGAACAGTTAAACCAAGATCTAATGCTTGTTCCCCTATTTCTTCTCCAACAAAATTTTGAATTACATGTTCACGATCTTTTATTTGAGCTTCTACATACTTTATAATACCGGATATACCATCTACGTTTACATCTAAATTTTTTTCGTCCTTAAGCTTCTATAGATCTTGTTTTCTAGAATTAAGTTCATCTCTAAGAGTGATCAAACTATTGTAATCATGAATACTAATCATTCTACCCATGAACTCATTTTTATACTCTTCTTCTGATAGCGCATTTCTTTCACCTAATAACTAGTCTATGTACTCAGATAATTCTTTTTTACTTCTAGAAGCAATATCGGATGCAGGTAAATCAGCAACTATTTGTCTTCTTCTATCGCTACGTTTCTTATCATAACGAGCTAAATAGTCTGAATAATGTTGTTTTATTTCCTCGTTTAAATCAGTATCTTCATTTATTTTTTGGACAATGTTTTCGATTTCTTTAGTAGAAGCTTCGGATGCTTCGCTAGCGTCCTTTAATCTATCTTGAATATATACAGCATTCTTTACTACAGATATAAAGTCATTATCATTTATTCCTAGTTCATCTGCGATACCACGTAAAGATTTATTAGTAGATAATCTCTCTATGTTATTTACTAATCGTATATCTTCATCAATCATCTCATTAGTAACACCTTCCGGTTTAAATTTATCTTTAAGTGTTTCTAAATTATTAATTATACGAGAATAACCTTTTCTTTTATCAGAACTAGCTGCATTCATAAATTGTTCAACCTTGTTCTATTTTTCAGCATTCCCGTATCCATCAGCAATATAACCTCTTAGATTACTATCTGTAAGATATTGAGCAGTAGCACTATATACATCAGGAGAACTAAATACTCCAGACATAAACAATCCAGTAAATCCGCCAATATCCATAGACTTACGTAGATCAGCATCACCATTTAAGTTTTCATCTGGATGAATACCGTAATACGCCATATGAGCTTCTCCGGCTAACTTTAATGCATTAGCTGCACCCTACAATAAACTATAGCTTTCAATGTTGTCGTATTTACCAGTTCTGTAATAATCACTTACTACACCTTGTTGACCTTCTTCTGTCTTCTCCATAAAGTAAGAAACTCCTAATTTCTTACCTAAACTTACAAGGTTGTTTATGGCATTATACGCTCTAGTTTTCCCTCCAGGAGTTTTCCACGCCTTATCTACAGCTCTAGCAATAGTACGATCTATAATACCGTCAGCAGTTACATATAGGTTATCTCTACGTAATTTATCGGTTATAGCAGTTTCTAAGTTAGCTGATATATTACGTTTACCTACAGCTCTATTAGCTGCTTTTTGTAGTCCGAAATAATTCTTCATATAAGAACCTCCGAACATAAACATACCTTGAGCTAAGTCAGATAACATCAAAGCCTAATTAGTCTATCTAACTACGTCTAATCCTTTTTGAGAATCACTTACTAACTAATTAAAATTAGCATCGGGAGTAATTATATTCTATGACAAAGCATTTTCTAACACTTCATAATCCGTCATTTCAGAAGTATTAAATCCTCTAGCTTTTAATTGTTCATCGGCAGACTATATTACACTAGGTAAATCAATTCTCATCTAATCTGCACCTTCTAATACTCTCTACTTAAATGAATCAAATACTTCCGCTTGAGTCTCTGAATTACGAGTATAATCAGTAATTACAGATTGAGTTGCCAACTCAGCTGCTCCGATTAATAAAGGAGCTGTACCGCCAGTACCAGCTGCCATAGCTGCTTTAGCTGCCCATTTTGCAGCCATACTGGTTCCAAATTGTCCTAGCATAGCTCCAAACTCAGAATAGCTAGTACCTAATTCAGGCAAAGCATAAATCCAAGACTCTGGATCAAATGCAGATATTTGATTGTTCTCTTGTTTCTCTCTAAATTCAGGAGATATCTTACTAGGATTATATAGCCAGTTCCCATGTTTCAGAGTATGGATCATACTCTATATCTGCTGATTTTTATCAGCCAAACGGGAATTTACTACCTTCTCTGCACTGGTGAGTTGTTCAATCTAATTTAGCAGATTATTATCTTGATTTTTACTATCCCACATATACTCTATCTAATCCTGAGACAACTGATGAGTTCTTCCGAAGATAGCATTATTTATACCATCATGTGCTAGCAAATGTTTAAAATTATTACCAGGATTCATGTCATACATATAATCATCTGCTAGTAGATCAAAACTATAATATTTCCATAGATCAGATATAGAACCAAACTTGTCGGTACTAAATAATTTACCAGGTTTAGTTTCATAGAATATATCCTACAGATAAGGGTTGGTTCTAGCTAGTTCTTTTAAGCCTGGTATGTGAGAAACAACGTTACCTTTTTCATCTAATTGATTTACTCCGTTTTCTATATTTCTTATACGGTCCTGTAACTCTGTACGTTTTTTCTATGCTTCATAGAGCTATGGAGACCAACCTTCATCTACATGAGAATCTATATATTTCTGCGCATTAAGTAATTCCTACTTACTTATAAGGTAGTCTTTAGCTAAACTAATAGATTTTGTGTAGTTAGCTTCTCTTTCTCTAACTTCATTCTACAGTCTACTTAATTTAGACTGATCTTTTTTCTCCATGAAACTACGGTATACATCTAAAGCTTTAATGTTTCCATCCTTCTCTGCTTTATTGTACAAACGATCTAATATCCTAATACTATTAGCATTAGGATCTACTTCTCCAGTAGTTTGAAGTAACTCTGGCATACGTCTGGATGTCCACCAATTATACGTATCTTTAGTCTCGGCAGAATTATCTTTAGTTGCTTCGTTATTGTAGTTTATATCGCTTTCTCTGTCTTCTAACTTTCTTTGGTAATAGTCTGACCTAGAGTCGTAAGAATACCCATAATCACCCTGTAGAGTGTATTTAGGGTATTCTATAGAGGCATTGTTCTCTGTACTTTTACTTAGAGTATAGTTCTATTGTCTACTCATAATATTATATTAAAATAGTCTGTTACTTTCAGATTGAGCTTGCATTACATCTCTAATATCTTGTCCGATATTTCTACTTTTTGCATGTAAAGCATCATTCTCAACTGCTTCTAAACCACGTCTGGGCACAACCGTACTTACAGGGATTCTTAAATAAGTACCTTGTTTAAGAGCGGTATTAATTGAAGTTCTAGTTTCTCCATAATCGTTAGTTGATTCGGTTATTCTTACTTGATCTTCATCGAGATTTACCCAATCTCCTTGTACTTCTGCTAAATCTTTAGCATTATATTTACCTTTGTCTATTTCTGATTTAGGAATAAAAATATATTTATTGTGAAATATATTTGAACCGTCAGTAGTAATATTTGGAGTTCCTGCTACTAAGAAATTCTTAAATGTACCCTTCTCGAAATCTTCTTGTAGTTTACTACCTGTTCCAATTTTTTTATTTAGCAAGTTTTCAGCAAGTCGTTTCTTAAGTAAGAATTCAGAAGATGAATTTCCCACTCTCCAACCTTGAGAGGTCATCTTACCAGTCTAAGTTCCTTGAGCGGTTAGTATTTCATTTGCTTCTGGACCTATACCGTTACTTAAGGTTCCGATAACATCGTTAATAGCGCTATTTAAACTATTATTGGTTTTAGCACTGAGAGTGAATAAATCATTCAATTTCTTCCTAGCATCCTTTTCTGTAGGAGCATCCTGTAAAGCATACGTAAATGTATCTCTTGCAGTTAACTCTAATTGATCTGTAAGATTAAGAAGTCTATTCTATTGGTTATTATTGTTAGATCTTCTAGCTAAAGCTACTGCCATAGGATCGCGTTCTGCTTGATCATAAGCAAATTCTCTACCTGCAGTAATAAGTGTCTTATTAAGCTATTCCTCTGCAGTTGCTCTATCCCATCCGGTTTGTTTTTGTAATACTTCAAGGTGTTTTTGATACTCTGGAGTATTCTGTATACTAGATAAGTTTTTCTGAATCTCATAATCAGTTCTCTCATTAGATACTCCCTGATGAATCCAACCATCTTTAACTCCCATAAAGCTAGCTTTCAAGTTATCCACATACGGTCTTACTAAATCTACTTCAGATTTATAAGCTAAAGGAGAAACATCGTTAAATATTTGTCCACTTAACGTATCATAGTTCGCAAAATCAACATCGTGCCACAAAGGGTTAAACAACCCTTTCATCATAAGTTCTTGATTAGCTTTTTGTCTAGCAAGCATCCCTTCTCTACTCTGTTGCAACCTAGATAATGCAGAATAATCTGTATTATTAAGCATACCTTGAAGAGCAGCTCTATTGGCGGCATCTTTCAGATAGTCTGGGTTATTTACCATCTGATTAATAGCTCCTTGGATATCTTGTCTGTTTATAGTTAAATCATACCATCGATTAGTATCTATGTCAGATGGGGATCTAAATTCTCCAAACTTCTGCAACTAAGCACCAAACTATTGCGCAGCCTAATCTACAGCTTCTTTCTATGTAGTACCTATTCTATATAAGTTATTAAAGTCTATAGGTACGTATGTATTCATTATTGGAGCTTCTGCAGCTCTGTCAAATCTATTAGCCTACATAATTACCTCCCTTTCTTAAATACTTATTAAAATTGCTTAGACTTTGCGAAGTAAATCCAGACTGCAAGAATGGAGCATATAATTCCATCATAGCATCGTCTCTGTTTCTCTGATTACGCATAAGCTGCCTGTTCTGTGCCCATTGACTGAATTGACTAGCTCCAGTTCTTCTAATGTTTCTAGTATTGGCTCTATTTTGTGCATTAGCCTCATTAGCTATGTTAACGGCATTAACATACTGTTGTCCTAAACTGTTCATAGTATTAGCATAATCTCCTAAGTATTGATTATTAACATTACTTTCTTGACTTCTAAGACTGGCAATAGCTCTATCTGTATTAACAGCACTTTGTAGTCTATATGCCAGATTAGCGCCAGTACTGGTATTCATTTGCCCTACATTGTAGTTGCCTATAGCTCTATTTCTGGTGATATCTTCTATAGCGGGATTAATATCAAAGCGTCTACCACGCATTGTTCTACTAATGGCATTGGAGTAGGGATTAGTTACAGCATTAACTCCTTTTTCATTTTTAGTAAACATGTTAGACATAATTGGAGATAACGCAGCTACTTGCGTATATATGTCATCTATAATACCAGAATAGTCTATGCTAGAAGTAGTAGGATTACTTCTTGGTATTCTAGTATTAGTTACTATATCTTGCGGAGTAGTAGGTATTGTATAATCATCTATGAAATAATCTAAAGGTTCTACTAATTCTAAACTTCCTTTTTTGGATCCTCCTTTTTCAAAAGCTTCAATATTCTTAGTCTTATCTTTAATTCCTCTTTTAGCCTTTAACTACTCTTGAAGATCAAATAACTAATCGTGAATCATCTTATTATTTCTATCATTGAGCATGTTAGAATTTTCAGCAAATCTGTCTTTGCCCTTACTCTTTCTATTTGTCATCATTTGTTTTCCTAATTCTGAAAATGTTTTCTTAGTTCCAGGTACTTTTAGTGTATTGCTAAGTATACGACTACCTTCCGGTAATGACACTAAATTATTATCTAAAGGTTGTCCCATTTCAGGTACTTGATTAATACTACCATCTGGAGTCTGAATCAACTCTCCATCATCTACATAAGCTAATGAAGAAGGAACCATACCACCGTCTGCAAACGTGTTAGTATCCATATCTCCATATTCTAATCCGTATCTATTCTCTAAATCATTAGTACCTTGTACAGCTGCTCTGTTATTATAAGCATTCATTTTAATACGTCTGCGCTCTCTACGTAAACCTTTATTGCCTATAGCTCCCATAATTCCAGTACCCAAAGTACCTTCATTATAATCTGTAAAGCTATACATAGATGCCTCTTCACCCTTACTACCTATAGCTCCAATACCAGCACCAACAATAGCTCCAACAGGACCTCCTACAGTGAAACCCATAGCAGCTCCTTTACCTATGTTAGCTACTGATTGCATAGCTGCTTCTCCACCACTTGTTGCAGTAGATCTCTTAAAGGGATTAGATAATAAATCTACAGCATCACCTGCCATTCCTACCATATTGCCCATATTCATGCCAGCTCCCATACCTTTCGTAGGCATATTAGGTACGCTAGGTGTAGGCGTATTATTTATAGAGGACTATAATGGATTGTACGCTACCCCGTTATTATATGCCACCAAACCCGCCATCTCTGAATTAGTGGCAGTACCATAAGCAGCTGCAGGTATCTTTATTTTTCTTTTCTTTTTCATATTAAATTAATGAATATCTATAAGTAGTTGTAATTTGTGGTATTTCAAAAGTATGACCATTAAGACTATCTATATCATAATCACATATCATATATTTACCTCTCATCCTAGCAGGTAATGACAGTTCGTCTTCATTCTTATCTGCTCTAGGAACTGGAATTCTATAAGTATCTTCCCTATAATCCATACCAGTAGTATAATCCGGAATAGCGTTAGTATGTTGATCTTTAGTATAGAAGTCTATGCTCTTTATTATCCCATCTGTGATATTATTTCCTGCCTCATCCTTGAAATGACCTTGAAGTCTAACGTTATCAAATACTTTAGTATAAGGCATATCTTTGTTAATTACAATGGTTAACTTAGCATCCTTATCAATAGATTCTAATCCTTTCATTGTTACACACCTATTTGACAATGGTAACGACCATTGAGGGGCAAAAGTATAGAAAGATGTAAAACGTCCAATCTACTCATTGAATATTAAAGACTTATCTAATAACCTAAACCATACTTCATTATACTTCTTATCAAATAATGAGGTAACGTAACCTTTCTTTCTATTAGTTAGATTACTATTTAGGTATGATTGTACTTGCTTCTCCTTAGATATCTGACTTACAGCTCCAGAATAACTACATATTTCATTTTTATCATAATCATACCAATAAAGTACATTGTCAGAATTTACTATACTTCTATCGTTTATAACAGAATCTCCATTAGTGTTAGTAATATAGTCATACCTACTTAGAATACCACCAGTACCTAATACAAGTTGATTAGCATTATCATCAGTAACTAACGATCTCTCATTGACAGATGCTATACCAACTCCAGTATCTTGGAAATAGAACAGCCTATCCTTAAATACTTTAAGATTACTGATATCACCCCATTGATTATCAACATCTAAGTAGTCAGCAACTTTGAACTTGCTCCAAGAATCTATTACTTCGTTATTAGTTTTAACTTGAGAACTTAATATTCTATTAGGTATAGTTATATTAATTCTTTCACCATACTCATTGATGTAATAATGTTCAGCATATATAGAGCTAGGTACATACTTCTTAGTAGTCTGCTATGCAGAGTACACAGAATTATATACGTAGTAAGGTCTATCCTATGCATGATATACACCTTTCTGAGTAGGCTCTAATTGCATATGAGAGTCAATATAATTGTCACTAGTATAAGTTCTATGAGTCATACTACCATTGAATAAGTTCATGTTTATACTAGATTCAAACGGTATATAAGCTCCCATATATCTTCTTCTATACTGTGCATCTTCTTCATCGTTAGCCTAGAAAGTAAACATGTTAGCATAATCTAGTACATTCAAAAAAGTATCTCCTCCATATACATAACATGAACCAGAGTTCTTATAAGCATTAGTAGTTATGTATACAGAATTCTATCTAGATGCATACGTATTACCACCATATGGAGCGGTTATACTCCTTTTAACATTGAATACTGGTAATGCATTAATAGAATGTAATTCATTGAAATTAGGATCTAATACTCCACTAAATCTACTATTATACTTATCTAAGTTCTCTGTCTATATAATTATACATGGTCCTGCTGCACCAAGTGTAACCTATTGATTATTTGTATCAAAATTAGACATAGCATAATTAGTATAAGTTCTTTCTCCAACAGTAACTCTATAAGGAGTTACATCATGATAAGTATTATATGGTATATCTAATGGATATCTAGCATCTCTAATTGGAATATTTACAGATGTATTAGCTGTATTCTTATATTTTGGGTAGTAATACTTTGCTATACTGGCATTATATGGAATAGGATTCCAGTCTTTATCAGTACACTGTAGATCCATTGTAAGTTCTCCATCTTCTCTAAATACAAAGTCACTCCAATTAGATACCTATTTAATGCTACCATTATACTGTAATACTCTATCTGCTTGTGCAAAAGTATAAGCTAACTAGCTTTCAGGTAAACCCTTTCTATTTATTCCTGTAGGAGAAATAGGAGACATATATGTACATATAGGATCTAAATATGTAGAATCTTTGAAATACTTTTCAAAATTTTCCTAAGCTACACATATTTCAGGAGATATTATTCGTAAATAGTTTTCTACATAAGTAGGTTTAGGAACTTTATCAGTTTTCTAATAGAACCTAATATAGTCCTTACCACCAACAGTATTACTTCCATAAGTCCATGTCTTAATATTCTCCTTATGGTAAGTAAGCATATAGGCTGGACGCATCTCTATAGAACTATCTAATTCACTACCATGACCAGCATCGGAGTCTTCTTGAATTCTATATTCGTATAAGTTACTACCAACACATTGCGTAATAATAGATCTATCTAATTCTGTTCTATCGCATCTTACTATTTCATAAGCTACTGTGCCTTTAGGTTTATCTTTAACTGTAAATCTAATACCTAAAGCTTGACCAATCAAAGTGTTATTCTAGTATATAAATGGAGGAATCTAGTCAGCGTGAGGCATCTTAATATCACCTATCCAATATACTGGGGATGGTATCATCTTATTGTTGTAGAATACTATACCAAAACGATACACTTCGTCTCTCTGATAACCTTTAAAATAAGCAGATATATAAGGGTCGGCATAGTTTGGTATTCTAGTCTAAGTGCCGGATTGATTGAATGAAATTGTACTAGTAGTAGAAGTGCCTATATTAGTAGCAGATATAGTATTCATAATTCTAGATCTAACATTCATAGAAGTGTTATGATCTAGTTTAAGCTATTTCTATTTCTCACTAAGTTCTATAGGTACAGTACAGAAGTTGTATTCTACATTAATACCATAACCTCCTAGTACGTTATTATCATTTACCTTCTTACCGTATATGTATCTAACATCTTCTGAAGTATTAGAGTACTCCATACTGTTATATGGGTTTATACAGTCATGGTTATATGGTACTGTAGATAGATCATAATCAGTAGTTATTGTTAACTTGCTTGAAGTATTAGCTGATTCTAATACTCCAACTCCGTATTGATTAAATCTGTACGCTCTTGCGTCGAATTCTCCTGGATCCCATGTATTATCTTGAATGTTAGCCGCAAATAATCTATTATCCATTTTAGCTAGCGTATTGGCTATAAATTGATAACCAGTTAATGCATTAAATTCTTCTAAACTTAATTCACTCAACATGGAATTACCACTATCTACGTAGTGTAGCTCTTTCTAGTCCTTGGTAATATCTAGTTCATCTACTATAATTATCTTAGCTATTTGACTATTATCAGTATATCTTATACTAATGATTCTTGCTCTCTAAAAATCTTTTACAGTTATGGGAGCTGACAGATTACACGCTTTGCCAGAAGATGTATCAGGGTAAGATCCTTCATACTTCTAACTGTCCTAATTAGTGCTACTCTAAGTTAAATGTATCATTTGACTCAAAGGAGATGTGACAGTTTCTGTACCATGTACATTGAATAATTGATAACAGTACTATACTACACCAGTAGGCAAATTACCAAAACTTAAATCATTAACCTATAGAGGAGGTAGTTCTGCAGAAGGAGTCATATCAATAGCTTCAGGATTTATAATGTTACCTTCATCATCTACTAAGTCTGAACCTTCAGAATATTTCTGATCCATTATATTAAGTATCTTAACAGGACTCTCTCCATCAGTAAAGTATATCTTTATATTCTTTTCAGATTCATAGTTACATACTATACTTATGTTAGGATGCTTTTCTATGTCTTCAGATAACTTTAAATCACCTTGACATACTACTTGTATAGTAAGCATATTAGTATCGAAACCAGATATCCTATATACTCTATTATATCCATTAGACATCTTAGTTATTACTACTCCATATTGATCTATAGTAGCAGTACCTATTACTACTTCATCTTTATATAAAGAATTCCAGTACTTCCTTACACTTTCTATATTCTATAGTACACCCGTAGTACCACCATCATTAGTAATGACACGCACATTCTCAGCATAGCGATACTGTTCATTAGGAAGCAGATTTACATCTGTATCCAAATTCATTCCCTAAGTAAATGTATTTACTTGTGCTGTATTACTTATCATCTGTTCTAATTATATATAATTTGTTCTTCTCCTGTAGTACTAAAAAACAGTGAATGATCATCAATTTCTGGATATAACTTATTCCAGTCATTCTTAATACTCTCTACATCGTCTACTCCAGGCATCATAGCTTCTGCATATGCTTGCTTACGATAGAAGTTATAAGAGTTACGTATATCATAGTAGTCTCCTTGACTTATTTCTCCTTTTAATTTCTTAGGATACATAAGTTTCATGGTAACATACCAGTAAATAGCTTCTTTATAAGATTCTAAATCTGGTATCATGGGCATTGAATCTTCATCAGTATATATAGCATAGTACTATATTTTAACAAAACCCATAGGAACATTAGTATTAATAAATCCAGGTTTTGTAGTATACTGTAGATCATTACTGAACATTGTAGAATCCGCATGTCCCATTGCACCACCAACATACTTACCATTAATAGTAGGAGTAGTGGATTGATTTATCAATGCGGCTAAAGTCTAACGTAAACTAGTATCTTCATTTAGTTTATCTAATGCTTCTCTATCTGTAGTAAGATTAAACATATTCTTTACCAAAGGTAGCATGGCTGCATCTTTCACGAACATCTTAGGTTTACGTCTGTCACAGCATTTATCATGAGCAACACCAAAACTTGATGTAGACTTTCTCATAGGCATCCACCCGCCACAGTTCTATGTAGAGAAAGCAACCTACCCTAACTTATAAAGGTCGCAAGGCAACGCAGCTTGATGTCCTATAACTGGTAGTATTGCGGTCTTATTATCGTACTACTGAACAGCTCCTATCTTTAATACTCCCTCCATTATCCATTCACGGATATCTGTTATACGGATCTAGTCTTCTCTAAGATCCAGATCTGCTATTACTTTAGCAACTATAGTTGCTGAACTAATCATTCGATTATTTATCATACTTCTGGATAGTCTTTTTCTTTGTTAAAAATCAGTTTGGCTAAATCCCTTTTATTCTACCTTGATGCCACAAATTGATACTTAGTTTTATTTGTAAGTAAACAGCCCTTCTTACTCCAAAAAAATCTGTATTTGTAATAATTACTATGGGCGTTAAGCAGATATACAGGCTTACCAGTTTCTCTAGTAGCCTTCCAATCCCACCTAAGACTCTTACCTGTAAATTCTTTGGGCTAATGTTTTACTATCTATAAAGTACCGAGTCTGCAAGGAAGTTTCATTTCTTTGCAGTCTAGCATAATAGAGTCTCTGATATATTTAAAGTAATCTGTAAGTATTGCTTTGAATGTCTTCAAGTCTATGTCATACTAAGTACCCTACTCTATATAGTTCTTATAGTTAATATAGAAGTCTGCCATAGTGTAGCATTTTCTGTTATATTCTAATCTCTCTTTCATTACTTAGTAGCATATCTATTCTGCGTATCGTCGTGCGCATTATTAGTATCATCACTAGGCATTGCTAGCATTATTCTCAACTCTCTTTCCATTATCATCTATGTGATAGTTGGTATCATCGCCGCAGGTATTGGGAAGTCACTGTCTGGATCAAAACATGCATTTAATTCTGTAGGATCTTCAGCTATAACATCTACACTTATATATTCTAACTAGTTAGAGTCTCCTTCTACATATACTTTGTTGTTTTTTACCCAAGCAATATAGTCTTTGCAAGTAGCTTTTCTATACTTCTGTAGTTTAGCCTTAGTATGACTACCTAACTAGATAATGTTTCCAAACATGTCCCTTACTGCTATAACACCAGGTCTAAAGTTAAAGTCTATTAACTTTGGTAGTTCCTTATCACCTACATATGTGAAGTGCCCTGGACTGTTCTCTTCTCTATCCAGATGAATAGGTTCTATAGTAGTAAGATAGAGTTCATTGACATCTCTACCTTTATCTATATCTTGCTTTATTAACATAGCTCGATATGATAATATCCATTTTTCTATTTGTGCTCTACTTAAATGCTCAGACTCTGCAATATTGTTATTGCGAGCAATTAGTAGAACATTAAATGAAATGGTTGATAATGTTCTACTAAATGTCATATTATATAATATCTTTTTATAACGTTATAACCTATTTTAACGTATTTTAAGCCGTTTAGAGACACTTTCTTTTTTAGGTAGTACAATCCTTAGTATAACTAATAGCCTTTCTTACAGAGGCTTAAAATAAAAAAGGTTGATCTTATTGATCAACCTTATTCATAGCATCCTTCATATCCTAAGGTAGCATGTTCTTCATTGGTTCAGGAACCATCTAATTAGCTTTCCTTATGATACTCTTCAATTCTCTAACTTCTCTTTGGAGTTCCGATATCTTCGGATCTTCTTTAGGAGCTTCTGTTCCAACTCCTAGCTTATCTAACAGTGACTAACATTTAGCCATCTCTTCATCGCATTTGGCGATTGTTTCTTTTCTCTGTTTGTACGTTTCGTATTGGTTACGTATAATACCAATTATTTCCTACTTGTCTGTAGATATAGTAAGACCTATTTGACTATCTGTAATAACCGATTTATTTTCGGGTATTGTGAACTTCTTAGTTTCACCATTACATTGAATAGTTATATCTACAACCCTTTTGCGCTATTGGTTTGGCATTGGGAATTGACCAGGAGGAAGCGGTTCTTCATATACATTACCAACCTAAGTAACAGAGCCTTCATTATACTCGGTAGTCTTTTTAAAAGTGCCAACTACCTCTATTATATATACTTTATCTCCTATGTTTAATTGATTGAATAGCATAAGTATAAGATTTTATAAGGGCTCAATTAAGAGCCCTTGATTTATATTAAGCAGCCGGTGTATTTGTTGCCGGAGCTACTATATGATTAACAGTCTAGAAAGTTCCATTACTCTTATTGTAATAGATTAAGTATCTATTACCAGTAGAAATTTCTTCTGTAACCATCTATTCACCAGAACCATTAAGTAATGCTCTAGCACCAGTTGAAGTGGTAGTAGATGTACTACTTACTTGGCTTGAAGATCTAGTAGGATCTATACTTACTAATGATCCTGCTGTAACAGTAGATGCTGGGGTATGAGATATATTAAGTAAAATCATACCTTCACATGGAAGTTGTCTCCATATTTTTGGGCATATACCATATACAACTGAATTGTTAGTAGTATCTGTAGTAACATATAAACTCTTCAAAGTAGGTATACCGAAGTTGTCTATTGTTCTTACTCTATTGCTATAAGGATTAAAAGGATAAAACATATATTGCCTCCTTCCTTAATTAGCAACCACAACCACAACCGTCGTTGTAACCAAATCCATAACCAGTGTATCCACCGTTACATCCGAAAGGGTTACATGTCAGATAAGCAGGAACCGGACACGGTCTGATCTGATTTACGATATTAGCTGTTTGAGCCTACTGAGAAGCAGCGAACTGCAATGTTTGTTTGTCATCACGCAGAGCGTCAATCTTATTCTGCATTTCTCTCATTTCAAGCTGACAGAACTTGTCATTGATGATCTGAGTTTGTGCATCTATTTTAGAACCAAGGATATTAAACTTAGTAGCATTGTCCTGAATCAAGTTATTGAAACCACCAGTAATTGCATTCTGCAGAGTATTAGTCTGGTTACATACTGATAATTGATTTTCATAACCCATCTTAGTAATGTTGTTATTTACTCCGCTAATGGATTCTCTAACATCGCAGCAGCAGCTAGCCAACTGAGAAGCAAGAGTTGCATTACCAGAACCAATAGCGTTAATTACTTCACAACTAGCTAACTTAGTATCACAAGATACCTGACTTACACCAGCGTTAATTTGATTTAAAGCAGCTTGAACAGAATTAAGATCACAGTTCAAAGTGCTAGACAAAGTACTGATAGCCTCCTTGTTTCCATTAATAGCCTGCATAAGCAGATTAGTATTAGCATCAGTGTTCAGTTCAGAAGCCAAGCGACTAGCTTCATTGTTACCACGACCAAAGCCGTTGCCACCGAAACCACCCCAGCAGAAGAAGATCAAAATGATCCAAATCCACCACCAGCCACCATTACCGCCCATACCATTGTTGTTCATCATAGCCATAAGAGCTGCGGGGTCCATACTACCTTTATTAGCGTTCTGCATTAAAGCAGCAAGACCAGCATCGAAACCACGGTCTTGTACTATAATTCTATCTTCTAACATAATTGATTTAATTTAAAATTGATTTTTGATTAATATCTAACATAGCGAGTAGCTCTACTACGTCCATATTCTGTATAAGGATCATACTCTCTTTCTCTTTCTTTTTCAAAGAGTTTGTCGTATTCTTCACGTTCAACATCGTATCTGTTTCCATAAACTCTACGACCATACATACCTCCACGTCTACCACCTCTACGGTACAGACCAGCATGTTCATATTCGTCTTCATCGTCTTCTTCGTATTTACCGCGTTTGGATACTTCCTCTTCGTAGCATTCCATTTCAGCATCTCTGATCTTATCACACATAACATAAATATAGTAATACCACATTTTGCCTTCTTCAATGTCTTTATCATTTAACCAGGCTTTAGCGAATTCTACAAAATTCTTAGTGCTATTAGAATTAGCGATGCTTAACATTACTTTATAGTAATCAGAATATACCATGTTGAGTGCAACAAACCAGTCATAACGATTAAACTTATGATTTAAGTTTATGCCGTGTTGATTTGCTAATGCAGTAGTTTCCTCGAGAGACCAATGAGCGCCACGTGTGCCATCCTCATTTTCCATTTTACTTACAGCTTTACGAGCTTTTTCCTCATTGAAATGAGGTCCGTGTTCCATCTCGTAAGCCTTTTCACGAAATATTCTATGCATATTATTATTGATTAATATTTATTTGAATATAATTATTTTGGTACTTCTATTATTCGAGTACCTGTTACCTTTATCAAAGGATTTGAATTTACTATCTGATATTGTTTGGTATGTATTTTCTTCCAATCAAAGTGCCAGAACCTAACCCAGCCATTTTTGTACTTAGTACGGTATTCCTTTTTTTCTTCTACGAAAATAGTCTGCTAGTTCTTTATGTCTAACTTGGCTGTTAGGATTGAGTCCTTTCTACTAACTATGATAGTTGTTAATGGATTAAGTTTTAATTCCTCCTTAAAGTCTACTGTTTTATGCTTTATTACAGTTTTAATAGAATCTTTAACCTCTGTATTGATTACACTTACATTTGTTAGGTTCTTGTCTTTGATCTTTAATTCTTTCTAAGTATCTTTTATCTACTGTATAAGACTATCTTTACTAGCATTTAATTCTTCTATAGTAAGCTATAATACTCTATTTTGTTTTTCCTTATTAGCAGCAATATCCTCATATGCTCTAACGTTGTTAGTTATTCTGTCTAATTCTCTGTCCTTTTTTTTGAGCTAATAGTTCTAATAAAAAACAGTCGCAATAAGTAAACTAACTAAACCTACTGCGACTGCTTTGTAATTTCCTGTGAACCAATTAACTATCTTTGCTATTATTGGAATCATCTGGTAAATCTTTATCTAATGATATATCTAAATATTTTTCTCCCTTTGCTTTGATCACTTTCTTGAGTATCTTCCAAATCTTCCATTTGGGATACAACTCGCAGAATGATTCTAATAACGACCAAAATTCTACTAATGCTATCATACCTGCTACAATCTCTACAGCATGTATATTAACAGATGTTATTATCAACTGGTCAATAATAGAAGCACTTGTTATAGCTACGCCAGCATCTCTAACCTTCCATAAAGTTTTCCATGCCTTATGAGACTCTATTTTAGGATGACCGCATTTTTTAGATACTTTATAACCATATAAAGCATCCAATAGTATCAATGCTCCTACGGCAGTGATAGGTATCCATATAGGTACAAATATTGAAATGAGACCTGTAATTATTGAGGCCACACATTTATCTGCACTACTGAACATGTTTTTGAAAATTGACATAGTATGTTCTCCTAATTGTTGATAAGTCATAGATAGTAGAATGATAATAAGTTGTAATCAAAAAGCCCTAGAGATTAAAGGGGAGTAAAATCTGCTAGGGCCTGTTATTTTGTTGAGATTATATTTTATATAACGGTGTAGTTATAAGTATGTTGCTACGCATTCTTATTTCTGAATAAGAACTAATAGCTCTTTATACTTTAAGATGCTGCATTTACAGGATATGGATTAAATGTCAAACGTGTACCTATATCATTGTTTTTGTTACCAAATAAAGTATAACCAGTGTAGGAGAATAATCCAGCACCTGAAGAATTATTACTAGCACCACCAAATGTTATCATCTTCGTATCCGTGGTAGCGTTAACAGAGCATTCGTCACAATAGTATGTATTACTTGTAGCAGATGTTTCTTTCGCAAATATATCTGCAGAGTTATTACCAATTATCTGTGAAATGAAGCCATCTGTAGTTGATATACTAAACGCAGGTTTAGTCATATCCATAGTCCACTTATCAGTATCTGTACTAATATATATGTTATTATCAGTTCCTGCAAGTGCAATATCTATCACAGCTTTTTTAATATGACCAAATGGATTCTCTATACCTCTATATCTAGGAACATGTACAGTATAGTTCCCACCATTGTTCTCGTAGCTATAAGGCTTAGCACCAGTACCATTGCCATATTCATGAGTGATACCAGTAGGTACAAATGCATAAGCTCCATTTTTTTGAGATTTAGTTACGCCTGCGCCCAATCCTCCTTGATTGAACTCATTTTCCATGAAATCCACTTCTTTCATTGTATAAAGGTCATCTTGAGTGTTTCTGTTCGCAAATTCTACAACGAATAACCAAACTAAAGTTTTATGAGCCTAATAAGTATAAACATTCCAATGTTTTGATCTATTACGGCCTCTAGCATACGCTTGCATTAAATTTAAAGTAATGTTAGTAGTTGGAATATACTCATTTGATTGATTACTTGGCATAGAACGTAATAAAGTAGGAACACTGGCAGTTTCCACTGCTTCGTATGCTGCAATATATGTCTTAGGTACTTTTTCAAATCCAGGCAGATTGTATTCACTTAATCTGATTTCTACCTCATTGTTTGGAGTAGATACTAGTAATCTATAGTGCTCTGGTATTTCTACAAAATACTCTGGTGTATATCCACTAGAGTCTACAGTAACTGCTGTTCCATCTTCCCACCTAGACCAATTTTCTGGGTCAAGATACTTAATAACATCATCTGTGTTATTAATAGTACAGCCTCTCATCTTACTTTGAATAGGTAGGGTACTATGCATTCTTCTATTACCTGTACGTCGTCCTTTTGGGCTCGAGTCAGTAAACCTAACTCCGTACCACAGACAACTATCAATCTAATTATATGATTCTGACAGAGCTATAAAGTCTGTAGATCCCATTAATCCTACACTATCATAGTAGGCTCTTTCAATATAAATATTTGACTAATTGTTCTGTTCATATTGTTTTGTGATATCATTATACTGATAATAGTCATAGTCAATATAGACTCCATTATCTCCATAACGAACATCCATAGAATTATTCAAAATAGTAGTTGGAATAGAAGCTACTCTGTCAGTAACAGCTTTACCTTTATCTCCAGGATAGGCTGTAGAAGAATTTTCACCTAATGCAATAGACGGACTAATCTCTATATAATCAGAACCAGACCAACGATATGTTAAATTGGTATTCTATGCTACATATATCTTACCAGATTCCCCAGTAATAGGAAATGATGCTAGATTAGCATACTCAAGTACATCATCTACATAGGAAGGAAGTTGATTTTCAGGTATCTTACCATTAGAATTCAAAGAAGCTATACCACCTGCTACACCTTTAGTAGCCTCAAATGCCATGTGTCTATCTTCTAAGTCATCTAAATTATCCTATAAGGTTTTATCTGCAGCTTTTCTGTCTGCCACTTCCTAATTTAACTTACCTGGTAATTCAACTAAGTAATTAGGTATCTGACTATTAGGAACTTTGCCATCTGAGTCAAGTGATGCAAGACCATTAGGTTGAGCTTTAGTAGACTTAAAGTTCTGTAAATCTTCATTTACGGCTTTAATCTTCTCATATTGATCTACATTTGTGTCTTTATTCAAAGGTATCCATTCGTCCCCTTTAAAAGACTTAACTACGTTACCACTAGGGTCGCTAGCTAAATCAATCCAGTAAGAAACTTCCTTAGGGTTAGGAGCATATTGTGATGCTACAAAATTAGGGTTTTCTTTTCTTATCATAAGTATAAAAATTAAATTTGTTCAAAAGTTGAATTATCATCGAAGTCATTTATTCCTTCATTATTATATATAGTGTTGTCTTCATCTACTAAACTCATAGTAGAAATACTATTAGTTGCAGGAGCAATAAACTCTGTACCGAAAGGAGTATAAACAACCCAAGTACCATCTGCCATTGTAGTTAAAGTAACTATAGTGCCTCCATGTGCTGTATTCTTAGCAAGTTCTGCAAGCATTTGACTAGACTGTTCATTAATTTTAGCAGGATCCGCATTAAATGACTCTATGTTAAGATTCCATAAAGTAGGTACAGTGGTACTGTTAGGGAATATTTCTATTCCCGTAGTATTAGTTATTACTTTATCTACGAATGCTCTAGATCTTATTTCTACTCTACCAAGATTACCAAACTTAATACCCTGTCCTATTCCATATTTAAGTCTAGTACCCCACACTAATTGACCGTAACTATTACCTTGATTAGCAGATTCTACTATCACTCCTTTGTTATAATATGCTCTAAACGTATTACAGTTAAAATGAGGATAAAAATAACAGTACTGACATGGAGCTAAAATATTATAACCCATCCAGTCTTGCCACATACTATTATACCAATATTCTCCATCTGGCGCATCAGTATAAGAGCTAGCTCCATCTACCTTAATATTTGCGTCAGAACCAAATAACAGACATTCAGTACATTCAGTAAATTGCATTCCTTGGTAGTAACCAAACATTACGCAGCCTTTAATAGTACCAGCATCTATCTTACTAACTGTACCGTTAATGTAGCTGTTTTCTAATCTTCCAATATTATTCCATGACCAATTTCTACCTATGATCAAACTGCCAGACATACCGTGTTTGTATCCAAATTTACACTTGCCAAGTTGTGCACTTTGATAAGATGGATTATAACCTCTTAACAATATAGTGTTAGCACATTTACCATAAGTATATATTTCATTATCAAATACAAAAGTAGATGCACTATTAATTACAGAATCTGAAAATGCCATCACAAAATTAGCTACAGTGAACCTATCATTTAGACCTTTATAGCCATAATAATCATTACTTTTTATTCTAGTATTATATATCAAATAATCTGTAGTACTATTATATTTCATTCTTTCGGATGCATCTGTACCATTATAGTCAAATGTATATCTGTCCATATAATCTTCTGAATCTACAGTTACATTGCACTGCCCCATCTTATTAGCATAACCAGTATTAGTAGCCATAGAAATACCCTTTTTAGCGTACATATCAGTCTACCAAGCTAAGTACTTGTCATTCTGATTCTTAGTAGTATTCTGATACGGCTTCAAATTATCTCTAATGTAATCCTCATGAAAAGCAGTCTTGGAAGCCATGTCAGGTATTAAAGAATTGCCTCTGTATGTACCATTGAATATAGCAGGTATGAGGTTTACTTCATTCTCTTCTCCAGAACCTATTATCTGTCGTCCATCTGACATATTGTAAGAGGTAGTCCTTGATATCATTACTCTGTATGGGCCAAACTTACCACCAGTACCATCATTAGGAGTCATGTTTGCAGTAATATCTTTAATTGCCCATCTTCTGAACTTAACATGTTTAAAGTCATAGCAAGCAGAGTTCTTGTTCATATCCTCCATGTAATATACGCAACCAGTAGGATGATATGTAGTCATACCTTTAGTAAATAGTAATTCTTCAGGGTCAATAGTGTAAAGACATTTACGTATTGGCACATACCCTGGCTTTCTAATGTAGAATACCTCTTCATCAAACTTATCTTCGGATATAGCTCTAAGTATTATACACTCGACATCCTTTGCAGGTTGATTCATTTCAAATTCTTCATCTGTACCCATTGAAGGATGGTTATAAGCACATGTATAATCTGTTATACCATAATAGCCACCTACTACTAACTTCTTTTCTTTACATAAACTAAAAATAGCATCATACTATCCCTTCATAACATGCTGTGCTTCTATCATGCTATATAGATAATTGTATGCTGTATCTACACGTCCGTCATTATAACTTTTATAACTATTAAGTTCGGACTGTAACCCATTAACTAGACTACTTGTGCTAGATTCTAAAGTAGATACTGTAGTTTGAAGTGTAGATATATCAGTAGTATTTTGGTCTACTATAGGATCATAATAATCCCGTATATTTGGTTCTATCGTGTTCATAGTAGAAACAACATACTACATATCTTTAGATCTTTCATCTGCTTCAGTATTTATATCGCTTTTAAGTTCATTATATATCTCATCTACAGCAAATGATTTAATTTTAGAAGCACTAACAGCTTTATTATCCCCTTCTGATACTATAGGAATTATTTCTTCACCAGTAAGCGTATCCTATACTGGTAATTGTGATATTTTTAAATCAGTCATTCTAATATAATTTTATTTCCGGTTTCCAACAATAGGTAGTGAGTATCTTCGGTTTCCAACAATAGGTAGTATCCAGTAGGAGGTGTTACTCCACCTTTAGGCAATCTCCATCTACCTAATACAGTAGATCCTAGATCTGTATACTAACTTATCTCTATAGCTTTACCAGACAAAGAAGACAAATCAATTTCACGAGTATTTTTAAATACTACTTTATTACTTTGATCATCTAAGTCCTTAACGATAAGCATACCTGAGAATATAGCAGTCTCAACAAAATCATCCTTAGGTATTTTGTTATATAACTATGGGAATACATAGTATGCCTAAGGATTAATGAATATTGGATTATACAACGATGTCTTCATACTTATTCTTTCCAGAACCCAGCTGGAGCACTTACTTTATTAAATACTACATTATCAGAAGTTGCTAAACCTAATTGAGCTCTAGTCACTACATGAGGATTATCTCTTCTGTTAATATGATTGTTTAGTGCAGATTGTAAACTAGTTATAGATGTAGATAAACTTCCTACTGTACTTTCCAAGCTGCTTACTCTATTCTTTATAGCAGTCATATCTGTCTGTAATGTACTTATATCTCCTTCTATGACAGTTACATCTCCGCCTTGATTGTTTATCTGTTCTTGAAGATTAGTGATACTAGAATCAATATTGTCTATTCTGTTATCAATGTTAGTAATATCAGTATTAATATCGCTAATACTATCGTCAATATTATCAATTCTAGTACTTAAGTTATTAACAGTATCAGTAAGATTCGTTATGTTAGAATTAACACTACTGATCTGTTGATCAATGTATGTTCTTACTCCACTAATACTATTATCTATATATGTAACTAACTATCCAATCTGACTATTTACTTCTTGCTTAAAAGTATTAAAATCACTTCTAATGGCTGTTATACTATCATCTACATAAGTCTCAAGATTACTAATCTAATTCCTTACATACATTTCTAGTTGATCTATCTTAGCTTGTACTTCAATCTATAAGTCATCTATTCTACTATTGATATTATTGATATTAAGCCATAGATCATTTTCTAACCTGCTTATTTCAGATTCTACCCACTCTTTAAGCTCTGCTATCATTTGTTTAAGTAGCTCTGGATTAGGTTCTATTACTTCCCAAGTAAGAGTATCATTTCTATAATACTTAATAATACCACCATATCTATTAGCAGTAATATCTATCCAATAATCTACTTCTAGAGGATTAGGCTATACATCTGATGCTCTAAATCTAACTATTTCTCTCTGTAACATATGTTATGTGTATTTTATTCTGTACTGCTTTAAATATACCTTATCTTTGGTTATCACATTATAAATAGAGTTACGTTTGAATGTAGGATTATCTTGTAGTATTTCATTAATGCCAGAATAGTGTTTTAAAACATTATAATCTTTATCCATGAGCGTCATCGGTTTTCTATTATTAGGATTTTTCATAAATGTGTTTACCGATCTACTTATTCTATTGGCGTGTTCATTATTATGTTTGTAAGTACACCATTCTAGATTATCTACTTTATTATTATGAGGATCACAATCTATATGATTTATAATAGCATAATTATGTGGATTGGGTATAAATGCTTTTGCTACTAATCTATGCACTAATAAATTGTAATATTTCTTATCCTTTCTTAAGGCAATCCCATAATATGTATCTACTTTATTTTTACGTTTCTTAAGTTGCGGGGTTATAATAGCTTCTTTTATTAATAACTTATCATGCACTATAGATCCGTTCTTTTTAGTATATACGCGATCAACAAAACGCTCTACGCTCTTAACTCTACCTAAGTTACTAACCTGATATAAACCTTTAAAGTTCTCAATATCTTTCCAAATTTCTTTCATGATTCTTTTATTTTTGTTATATATTAAGAACGCAATTTAGATCTATAGGTTTCGCAAGTTACGTATTTTTATGCAGTAAATTCTGTTATCTTATCATCAGAACCTGAATCGTAGCAATCAAGATGTACCCATTGCGTATCTCGTTCTAATCTTATCTTACATGGCAACAATAAAGGTTTAGCCTTTATCATTTCTCTTATTTCTTCTGCAGTCTTATTATCACAAGTAAAGTCAATAGCATTACCTGTGCAGTGCCCGCTAACATATACTCCTTTCTTACTCTTTACTAAAGGACACAGGTTACAACGCATACCTCTTTGATGCATATTACCAATATTAATATGCATTGGCATACGTAGTATATCTGTACGTAGACATAGTAATACATGTAGTAACTAAGTACTTAAGAACATCCATGACTATTCTCCAAATCTATTATATATGTGATTACATACTAATTCCTTTACGTCAAAGTAAGGTTTAAGCTGTTTAATTATTTCTTCTCTCGGCATCATTGTTATTTGCAATTAGAGCATCACCAACTAGATTGGCTGCTACGTTCATACCAAATTGTTTAGTATCATTATCTATCTCACTTACCTTTACGTTGATTTGAAGGAGCAGAAGATATATCTGCTCCAACAATTCTCTATCTGTCATATGTACTAAATACGGATTCATTATGCTGCTGCATGTTGTGTTACTGTAAAACTAAATATTTGTGGAGAGTTTTCATAAACTTCACATCCAGTTATTTCAACTGATGGTATGTATTGATTTATAGCTACTGTAGCACTTCTAGACGCTCCTGTATTTTCTGGGAAAATGAAATACAGTCTACCATATGGATCTTCAGATTCAAATCTTGAAACAAACCAAGTAGATGACTAATGCAACCTATATGGACACGAATATCTACCTATAAATCTATCAGAAGTAGCAGTACCAGTTCTACTTACTAATGTATAACCCTACTCTGTTATTTTATCTGAATCTATATTAATTTCTACATACAATAAGAATAATTGTGATCCGTTAGTTTTATCACTAGATCCTTCTTTATAAACGATCAAATCTGTACCATTCCATAAAGTATCAGAACTTGAAGTCTTTTGTAACTTATATGTACCAACTCTATAATCAGTATCTCCAACTTGCATGAAGTTTATTTCGAACACTTTATTACTATCTGCCTAAGTTGCAGTAAATGTACCGTACATTGTAGTTAAACTAGTAGGAAGTTGCAGTACAATCATCCATTTTGTTTTATCAGCGCTGATACTACTTATAGTACAATTGTGTTCAGAAGGATATTCTACTACATATTCTACGTTAACTCCTACCTAAGTCTCATCCACAATTATACCATTTAATGATCGTTGTTTATAACTATACATAGTATAAGTAGTATCTAAACCAAAATCACTACGTCCCGTAGTTACTTTTGTAGGTTTATTTTTAGATGACTCTACTGGCTCGAATGTATACGTCCATTCATTAGAGACCTGTTGATTTACTGTTATAGTAGCAGTCTTACTAGACCCTGCTTGTGTCAATGTAATAATGCCAGTTCTACTTGTGCTAGTATAATTAGAACTTGCAGTAAGTTTAACATTAGAATTCTCCTTAATAGCGGTAAGCCAATCTGTAGATATATTCGTAATACTCCAGTCCTAAGTTGTACCATTCTTAGTGGATACTACACTTACTGTTACATTACCTCCAGATGCAGATACAGTCTTAGTAGTACTAGTAGATCCATCTACAGTAAATACATAAGCATCCGCTGCTTTACCAGACTATGTAACATTAATAGTTAATTGATTATTACTTCCACTCTGAGTAATCACTATACTGCCACTTCTACTAGAAGTAGATGTATTTTCTGAGAATCCGGTAACTAATACCATATCTTCATCTATATCTACAGAAGTAATCCAGCTAGGCTTAGTATAAGTATAACTTACTGCTTCTTGACCACTCGAAGTAATCTTATAGGATTCAACACCACCAGATATAAGGTTCACATTAGAAGAATATTTAGCAGGTATAGTACCACTTTTAGCAGTTGTTGTACCATCTGTGAACTGTAATACATATTGATCTGCAGCTTTACCGCTCTGAGTAATATTTATTCTAATAGTACTTTCAGAATCATATTGTCTATATTCAATCCAATCTGTTCTCGATGTAGAGCTAGTATTAGCACTAACTGTAACAGTAATATTCTGACTACCAGTACCAGTCTATGTAGGAGTCATGAAACCACTAGATGTAGTCAATCTAAATCCATGATCTACTCCATCTTTAGTAGAAGTAACATAATAAGTTAAAGTACCACCATCACTACCTATAGTATCGTTAACAACAGTCTCTCCAGCAATATTAAATCTCCAATCAACATAAGTAGTACCTGCTTGAGTAACAGTGATAGTAATAGCTTTTCCAGATTCACTTTGAACAAATTGTACCTATGCTGTTCTACTAGATGAACTAGTATTAGAAGTAACTGAGAAGTTCATAGCTCCTGCATTCCATGTCAACCAACCTGGTAAAGTACCACTAGCAATACTATAACTTACATTAGTAACACTACCTCCAGGAGGAGTCTTAGTGGATACTATACTTATAGAGTTAGTATTTCCAGCAGGTGAATCAACTGTAAGTGCAGTAGGATTTGCTGTAAATACATATACTATTTCGCCTTCACCTTGTACTATAGTTATAGTTACAGCCTTACCTGAATTAATTTGATTAAATGTAGCAGTAGCAGTTCTTTCAACTCCTGTATTAGCTGTAGCAGTAAATCGTCTGTTAACAGAATTCCATGTAAGCCAAGATGGAAGAGTGCTAGTTAATGTGTATGCCACATTGGTTGTAGTACCATTAGTAGTTACAGTTGATACAAAGTTAAATGCTGCACTTTCACCTCCATCCTTAGTAATTACACCACTAGATGAAGCTCCTCCATCTACTGTAAAAGTATAAGTTTGGCTAACGGCAGCTTGTGTTACTGACGCCGTAACAGTCTTACCAGATTCTGCCTACGTAAAGGTAGCAGTAAATATTCTAGATGAACCAAGGTTATTGGCTACAGTAAACTTTCTAGTACTGCTATCCCAGGTAAGCCATGAGGGTAATGTGCTAGTTAATGAATAACTCACATTACTTTGAACTCCATTTACTATCTTATAAGAAGTAAAATCAACAGCACTAGTAATACCTCCTGCAGCTCCTATACTCTTACTGTTATTTGCAACAGTAAAAGTATAAGCAGTTGCAGATATATCTTCTAATTTAACAGCCTCATTGTCTCCATAAGAACTTTCGTTAGCTATACTTATATAGCTACTTATAGCTTTAATAATCTTCTTAGGAGGGCATTCCGTTCCGGTAGAACCATAAGACGTCTTTGTCTTTATCATTGTATATGTTGCTATCTCCGCCATATCATTTGTTCTTTAAAGTTTCAATTTCAGCTTTAAGCTTATCTATCTCATCCTTAAGTAGTTTAACTCCCTCGATGGCAATTACGCTAAGCATCTCATATTCTACCTTCTTTACTTTAACGTATTCAACATCATCCTTAGTATATACTTCAAAGCCTTCCTTATCCTTTACTTCAGATGCTGCAGTTTCTACGTCTTCGACTATCTCAGTAAACCCAAGTTCCTCTATCTCCTAAGCTATAGTACCTATCTGCTCTTTATCATTCATGATGAATGATGTAGTGGGTATCGCACAAATTTGTTCTATAGTATGTTCAAGAGGTTTGACATTCGTTTTAAGTCTGATATCAGATTCTTTCCAGAAACCATTTGGAGCAAACACCTTATTAGCATGTATACTTGCATATGCATCAAGATCGTTATCCATAAACTTAAAGCCATTCATATTAGCTATTAAGCACATGCCAAATCTGTTTCCCCAATGGAAACCAATACGAGGAGCGTACTCATCTGATGTTTGAGTATTTCCAACCATTCCTTGTTCTCTAATCTGAAGACCTCCACTACCATAGTGATTAGTAGCAGTAGTGTTAGTGCCATATACTGTAGCTTGTCCTTCAACATTTGCTGTACCGTCAAAATATTTACCAAATATAAGTCTTTGAGTCTGTAGCTTTGTGGCAGAGGCTACATTATCATCTAACGTAGCAAGGATTCTCCACGCATTCCAACTATTTGCGCTTGGATTACTAGTTCTCCATCGTGGGTTATAATTTGAGCTACTTTTTCCTACATATCCACATAATTGATATGTAGAATATCCTTCAGCTGCTGATCCTGCTCTAACTGTTATACCTGACCACCAATCAGCAGTTGGTGTACCTGTGTTATTATACCATGCGTACACTTCATAGTTTGGGAAAAAATCTGGAAGTCTTTCCGAATTACTTATACTATGATTCTGTATTCCTTTAGAAGTAATATTCCATGTGCCGGATGCACCAGTACCAGTTTTGGTAGGAACGTAATTGGTATAGTTGTAGGTGTCGAGTATGGCATAATATGCATTATCCCGTTTATGCTGTAAATCCCAAGCTCCACTACGAATATAAGTAGTTCCTATTCCCATTCCTAAATAAGTAGCTGTAGTACCATTATACATCACTAAACCATACCCAGTTTCTCCTTGAATACCGTTTGCTTCTCCTTTTCCATCCAGTATTTTCAACACACCCGTCATAGTATCTCCTGCTTTTTTTACGAAAGCAGTTGGGCTAATCCCACCTACAGTAGTAGCATTATCAGCATTAGCAGCACTATCTACTTTTTCGTTAGTGTACCAAGGTCTGTAAGCCTATACTACATGTTGGGCAGTACCAGTTAACGATGTTTCATAGGTTATAGTAAATTTAGTATTCCATGTAGGAGCAACATAAGAATATCCATTATTAACATTCATAACAGATAAGCCTGTATAACACCCTGCTGGGACAGCTACCCATAAATGACCATCTGTATCATAACCAAATCTTACTTCTATACTCTTCTATACAGACGTAGTAGCTATTACTTTAGCTGCTGGACTATACCAATGATTACTACGATAGTTATATCCGCTAACCATTATATCAGTAGCGTGATAATCCTAGTATACTCTAATAGTAAATTGTAGCATCCAGGTTTCTTTTGAAAGTATTTTTACCTTATACCATGCACTATTACTATTAGCAGCAGTAGTTCTATAATTAGCAAATTGTGAAAATGCATCATACTCAAACCCATTTAACTTAAGAGAGTTATCAGCAGTACCTGCAGTAGCAGGCTTACCTATACTTACAGTCTATGCACTACCTCCAGATGGAGTTACAGTAAAGTTACCAGAAGAACCATTAGCAAAAGTATAAGTAGTATTAGTATTTGTATCTGTCCAAGGTACATTTACATACATTTGTTCATTTGATAACTATACTGGATAGTTCTTCCCATTAGCTGTATAACCTATTTTAACGCCACCTCTAGTACTAGCGGATGCTAATGGCAATGTATAAGTAGTGTCCTACGCAGGTATACCCAATGCCGTAATATCAGCTTTGGTGACTGCAATTGGATTACGTACATGACTTAAAGAGTCAGTTGCAAACTTATAGAATCCAAGAGCTTTACTAGGAGCATCTCCTATAGGATGTACATAGTTATTATAAGTAGCGCCTTTAGTTAATGTCAAAGTATCACCTACAATACTACCTGTAGTAACTGCATTACCTGATCCAGCTATAGTAAGCTTACTTACTTTACCAGAATTAATACCAGTAATATCATCCTATATCTCAGTAATAGTGTTATTAATATCTGTAATCTAATTAGGTATAGTAGTATCAAGTTTGACCTTGTCTGCAGCAGCCATAACACCAGCAGCACTTGAAGATGCGGCAGGTATAGTCACTGTCTTAGCTGTAGGAGCAGAATAGTTAATACCGCTCTTAGAAGTTCCTGTGTAGTTAAATACTACATTAGACGCATTAGCTGTGGGGCTAGCTACAGTACTAACTAAATTAGCAGGTAGACTAGTTAAAGCATCTCTATTTTCTTTACCCTTATTACCAGCATATGCAGTACTAGAAGTTTCACCTAAAGCTAAGCTCTTACTTATTTCAACGTAACCTGTACCAGACCATCTATAAGTAAGATTAGTATCTAAAGTAACATATATCTTACCCGTTTCACCTGTAGCAGGAAAAGAGCTCAAAGTAGGATATTCTAATACATCATCTACATAAGATGGTAACTGAGAAGATGGAACCAAACCATTTGAGTCTAATGATGCTAACCCACCAGGTTGACCTTTAGTATTAATAAATGCATTTAGATTATTAGTAATAGTAATATCACCAGCTTTTCTATCAGCTATTTCTTGCTATAAAGCTCCTTCTAAATCGTCAGTAGCACTATCGAATTTATTCTCAACTCTAGTAATTTCTGATATACGTTCTTCGATCTCTTTATTAAGCTTAGCTGTTATACTAATATCTGCATTAGTTCTATCATGAATTTCTAAGTCTATACGATCGTGAAGTTCATTGTCCTAACTTATACGGTTTTCTTCTTCTCTATCTATATTATCCTATAGAGTCTTATCGGCTTTTTCTCTGTCAGCTTTTTCTCTATCTATCTACTATTGAAGTAAAGTATCTGCGTCAGTTCTATCCTAGATTTCTCTATTGATTCTTTCATCAACCCTAGTAATCTCATTAGTTCTGTCTACTATCTCCTTCTCAATCTTAGTGTCTACTCTTTCAATTTCGCTGATACGATCTGATATCTCTTTATCAATTCTACCATCTACTCTTGTTATTTCATCTTTACGATCTTGGATTTCCTTATTTAGAGCTTCTCTAAGACCTTCTAATTCATTGGGAATAGTAACATCTAACTTATACTTGTCCTCCTTACTCATGATACCATCTTGATCTACAGTAGCTTTAGCTAAAAATAGATCTATATAGATGTTATCCCCACTTTTTGTAGTAGTCCATTTGATACAGGGAGTATTTGTATTAGTAAGATTAATAGCCTCTGTTACTAAATCATATACAGATGTATTAGTGTTGTCTTTAATCTTAATATTGGTTAAAGCTAAATCACCAATATATATATACTTACCATTGTCAGTAAGTACATAATCTCCATCACCAGTAGTTTTAAGTGCTAAAGTATTGTATAAGGTTCTGTTATAGTCTAATTCTTTACTTACTGTAATACTTTCAAATTCAACAGTAGTAATATTATTAGAGCCTTCTTCCTTAACATAGTTAGGAAATTCTAACTACAATTCACCATTTACTATAGAATGCTCTGTAGATACTAACAAACCTTTTCTGCTAGCATTAGGAGTGTATATAAGTAGATTGTCTCTTATAGCATTATATAGTCTACCGTATTCTTCTGCACTTACTTTTCCATCTGTTACTACAGGATCAAATACATATACAGACATGCCTTTGAACGATGTAATCCTTATCTTACCGTTATGTCCACCTTCCTAAAAAGGTATCATCTCATTACCAGTAAGATTTACACGTTCTTCAGCTTGACTAATTTTCAAGCCTTTAATTCTTGTTGGTATTATTTGGGTTTTCTACTAAATCTTCATATCTCTAAGTTTCTAATAATAATACTCCACCATCTTCCCATAACCAAGGATCTTCATTCTCTTCTAATAAAGCAAGTATAAATGGATCGTCTATAATACAAGTAGGCTTACCACAACCATAATCACATGATTGACAGTAAGGTAACAACTTCATAGGTCTATTACTGTACAACTAAGGATGTACTCTAGTAATTAACCTAGCTAACATATCTGTATCAGTAGACTTAGTAGCCTACGATGTGCGACTATATTCTAACAAATCTGTCAGCTCATTGTACACAATCGTAGCTACTATATCTCTGTTATTTCTGATAATACTATTCTTTATAATAGAATTAGTCTTATCGTTTATGTAATATTTTGGATCGTTCATATTATCCTATAGTACCATAGTTCATTAATTGATTTAAAACCCATGTATTGTGTGAAGAACCAGTATTTTTTACTCCATAACATATATATGCAGATGAATTTGTCAAATTTACAACTCCACTAGTCCCTTCAATTGTTGTTTTTATAGAAGCGTCTCCTCTATATGTCTCTGGCATTTCTCTATGAGTTAGTCTGTCACCTGAAGTAGCCATAGTTATCCTATGACCCATATATGATCTTGTATATACTGGAGTAACAAATAGTATAGTTTTACCATATCCTTCTGGAATATCTGGCAAATTCAGATATCCATACATTCCTTGAGAGTCTAATTGTGATACATTTTGCTCAAAAGAACTTTCGAGCGTAAGATTACCGTCACTATCCCACGTTATTCCACCATTAGCTAATGAACCACTGCCATCCTTTTTTACTTGTATGGGAGTACTAACTGAAACTTGAGTACCAGTCTCCATTATATCTAAAGACATACCTGCCTCACTAATTCCAAATCTAGTATTACCAAGACAGGTAAGAATTCCAGCTCTAGTTAACTTAACAGAATTATTACCATTTTTTACTTCAATAGATGTATCTGCACCATTAGCTGCTAAATGCACACCGCCAGCTCCAAAGTAAACTTCGCCATTGGCGAAGTCTAATAAAAAGTTAGGTCTGAACGCATTAGATGTATTCATAGGATCATCTGTATTTATAAGCTGATACTAACTACTATCCTCATTACTAGCATTCTTACCTCTCTGTGAGAACATCAGATTGTTGTTGAATACAGCTCCACCAACTAAAGCATTTGGAGTAATTAATACATTAGCAAATACAGCCTCATAATTTTCTAACTTAGCCCATGCACCAGATGTATCAGTTGCAGGAGATACATTATTCTGTTGTGTACCAATCCATGTCATTACAGACTTAAGATAATAGAAATTACCATCACTAGTATCATATACATACGGAGCTTTTTCACCATCGTTAATATATGGAGTAGTAGTACTATAAATACCTTGAGGATAGATAATTGGCTGTGAACCTACTGGATCTGGTACTATAATACCTCCCATAGGATTAGGTTTAGACCAAGCAGTCTCCATAGTATCATTGATGATTCTACATTGAATAAACCATATATAGTTGTATTCATCTCCATTAACTAATTCTGGTACATCTAATGACCAACCTGTAGGATTTCTCTTCCATTTCATTGAGTCACTCCATTGTTCTCCAGTATAAGTAGTTTCAGTACCTTTGCAGTATTTTACTTCATAACCTACACCAGGAATACCAGAAGCACCAGTAGAGCCAGTCATATAATATGGATCAGCCCAATCAGTAAGTAAAGTATTATCCACACCACTAATAGTAGCAAATGTAGCCCATAAAACTGGTCCATCACTTAATACAGGAGCAGTAGAACTCCAACCAGTTGGATACCTATCTGATTTATTTAAGCTAGGAGGAGTAGACCAACTATTGTTTCTAGCGAATCTATACTCAGTATAATTACCATCTGCACCTTGAACAGTACCAACGTTTACCCAAGTCTCTCCATTCCACACCCACAAATAACCATCAATTACATAAGCATCTCCTATTTCATTACCAGTCATTGGTAAATCATCGGTAGATTCTAGAGTACCTTTAATAACAATTCCTTGTCCAGTTACTTTGATAACAGCTCCCCATTCGATAACAGTTGCTGTTTCACCTTGTACTAATGCGGTAGATTTCCACCATGTTCCAGTACTCATATCAGGTACATTTACCCAACCATTACCTGGAGCATAAGGGTCACTACTAGTAGGTTTATCAGGTTTGGTAGTAGCTTGTTTAAAAGCGTCTACTTGGTAGTTAAAGTTATTACCATCTAAACCAGGTACACCTGTAATCAAATAAGGACCTTGCCATCCTCTTTCTTCCTCAGGAAGATTCTCATCTATATACAACTTATTATCGTAAGTAACTAAAGCTTGAATGCCCCATATAGCTTGTTTACCAGTAGCAGTAGGCATACCTACACCCCATATGCTACCTGGATTAATATTCAGTCTATCTGGATCTCTAGGTTTAACATCACTACCAGATGTACGAGTATACATTACTCTAATACTCATACCGTCTTGACCGTTATCTCCATATTTGGCCCATAATGCTGGAGAACTAAAATTACCCCATTTGTGAGTATTACCATCGTACTTTCTTTGACTAACCCACTCATATTGATAAGTTTGACTTACACCACTAGGATCATCTGTCCAAGGTTCTTCTCCTGGATAAGATGACGGTATATACTCATCTACATCTGGATTATTATCGGTGATATTATGAGGAGGAGCAGGCAGTTTAGTACGTTGAAATATGTATTCTCTACCATCTCCGTCTTTACCATTTACTCCCCATTTAGACCAAATAGTAGGACCTTGCCAGTCACTCCACAAACCACTATCTTCTATAGTACGACTACATACCCATTCGCATTGATATGATTCACTTATACCTGAAGGTTGATCTGTCCACCCCTCCGGTACATAGTCAGTCTGATTAGGATTGTTATCAGGCTTTTCAGGTTTAGTAAGACTAGTTACTGTAAGTTTATAAATGAATTCTATACTAGTACCATCTGCACCGTCTTTACCATCTTCTCCAGTAAGTCTAACCGGAGTAGTCCAAGCCTATACTTGAGTCCCATTACTTGAAAAGGCTGCAGTAGACATCCATACATAACCGTTAGGATTAACATCTGTTCCAACCCAACCAGCTGGATATATTACTATATTGTTAACTGCATCCCAACTACCTCCTACAGGAGTGTCAGGTCTAGCTGTAGTAGAAGTAGATTTATAGGCAATTACGTTTCTGATAGTATCTCCATCTATTCCAGGAACTCCATCTATACCATCTCTACCGTCTTTACCGTTTTTACCATCTTTGCCACTATAACCAGGATCACCTTTAGAGCCAGCAGGAATACCAAATGTAAAAGTAAACTCATTGTCTTCTAATGCTACACTAGCGGTAGGTACACTTGCAGTATACGCTCTATCTACTTTAGCTTTAAACTTAGAGCTATTTATAATAACATCTCCTATCTGTTCTAACGGTATCTTATAGTTTGCATCTTTCTCAGCAATAACTGCGTATTCAGCACCAGTGAATGAGTTTTTTCCTTCTAGATCTAATATCTTTACACCATCACATTTCTGTGTCATAATTCTTTAATTTTAAATTCTACAACAACCATTAATACAGCCACCTAAGTATAAAGTAGAAGTACTAGTAATCTTATCCTTCTCTAACTTTAGACACTTATTTCCCTCAGTACGTAAACATCTAGAGTCTTGAGTTAGAATACAATTATTACAGCAATTCCTACTACTATTACAATTATTGCTATTACCCTAGAGTGATATCTCTAACAATCTGCATACATCGATATAAAGCAACATTGCATCTTTAAAGTGACCAGATTGTATAGCATACTCCAATAACTGACGCTTAAATACTATAAGCATTAAATTCTACATAGTCTCATCATCAAGACATGTAGAACACTTTGTATGCAGCTTTCTAATCTCTGCTGTATATATAATCTCAGGATTGTAGTATACCCCATAGAAACGAATTTCTTCGTTCTCATTATAGCATTTGAATGTAATATACTTTATATTCCAGTCTAACTCTAATACTTCTTCATTTGTTACTACTACATCATTATCTTCAATAGTAATATCCTCAGTAAAGATATAATTATGTTCTGGAATATCATCTAGTATATTCTTCAAATTGCATGCTTCATCGACATAGACTTCGACATCATAGCCAGATAAATCCGTATCTGTATCTACTTTGAAACTAAGCCTATTGCCATTTATTTGTACATTTATTAATTTGTCCATATATAAACAATAAAAAAGTGAAGAGTGGAATATTCCACACTCCACTTTTATGATTTGTAAAAGGAATACTGTATTTCCTAAGTGTTAATCTCTCTATGTATATTAAGCTATTTCTTTGCCAGCAATAAATGACTGAATACCTTTATCTACAACAGAACCAACTAAACTAGGACAATAAACTTCTGTAGTCAACGGAGTAGTCTTGATATACTGATTATCATTGCTCAGATATAAGTTATCGTTTTCAATGATAGCATAATCATATTCTACATCTTCAACTACCTTACGAGCCTGTTCTACGATAGGATACGCACCTGTAAATACATGACCTTTGTAACCCATATAAGTTACTTCTGCATCACGTACTTGCTTCCAGTAACCCTTACCCGGAGTACCATTAGTCTTAGTAATAACAGCACCTGCAACAGCAGTAGGCTGATTAGCTAGCAAAGCACCAGGAATAGTTTCATACAAAGAAGCTTCCATAGAAACTACTGAGTACTGATTCAAAGAATATACTCCTTCATTATCATCCTTAACCATAGCAGTCAAAGTAATTACACCTGCAGCGTTAGTAGCCTGTACTCTACGATTCTTATGAGAATTGATCTTCTTAACAATTGCTTCTGTCAAGTCATTTGCTACATTAGTATTAGCATATACTTCATAACTGTGAGTGAATTGACCCGGAGCTTCATACATATCTTTGTAGACGATACGCAGAACGTAACGGTTACCTGCAACGATAGTAGCAGCGCTTAAGTCAATTGTAATCTTTTCCTGAACAGGATCAACATGTTCACCAATTACTGCAGACGGTTTAGAAGCTTTCTGAATCTCTGTAGAGAAGTCAACATTAGCTTTCTGAGCTACTGTACCATCAGGCATAGTAACATTGATTTTCGGACCTGCAACACCTACATACAAAGAAGTAGCTTCTGCAGCATCAGCAGCTGTTTTAATAATGCTCTTATTTTCGTCAAACAAAGCTACGTCACCGTTAGCCAAAGCATCTACTGTAGTATAAGAAGCAGGACATTGTTTACCGATTAATACGGTGTGTACTGAAGTTATCATATAAATTTATTAATTTTTAGTTATTAGACAATTTGCGCACGTCTAACTATTCGTTCTTCTACTTTCACCTATAGTGATTTCCACGTCAAACGAACGCTTTATTATTCTTTCTAAGTTTCCTTAGATTTACTACCAGCTACATTAGTTACTAACAACTGTACTGCTAGATCTACTATATCCTGGTGAGTACTTTCTGGTAAATCTGTATACTCTTTAGTAAGATCTTCAAATTTACCTAAATCTTTTGCTTTTCTCAAGTAAGTCAACTCGTAACTATTGATACCATATTTACCATCTGTGTATAATATGATAGCATTATCTTGATACAGTCTTAATGGTCTTGCTTGATTATAGCGTAATCTGTGATCTGATAAACTATTATTTAACTGAGAACTAATATTCTCTATAGTAGCTTCTAATACATCAGATTCGTGTACAATTAAATTATTGCACTTATTATCTTTTATAGATATATAAACATTTTCTCCTAATGCAAACACATAGTCACTAGGATAATCTGTTTCCCATTTCTTACCTGATACTCTAAAGTTACTAGCATTATAAGTCTAAGTCTTTACTAGAGTTCTAATGTTATCACTTAGTTCTTGATTAGCTTGGAATATACGAAATAACTACTTAGTATATTCATCTTTAGCTTTGTTCAGATAATGAAATAAAGTATCTGAAGGATACTTAATAGTCTTATCATAGCTAGGTATGATACTATCAAGCTATCTTTCCATATTAATTTGAAATTGTCTCTCAGTCATAATTATTCAGATACTTGGTTTAATTGTAATTTAGTAGTTGTTCTTTGAGATTCTATATTCTCTAAAGCTATTACTACAGCTCTATTGATAATCTCATTCATAACATCTTCTGGGAAGTCTAATTCTTCTTCTGGCTCTGTATAGTTGAACTTCTTAGGTTTCTTTATATACGTAATATCTACTCTATAATACTTACCATCTTCGTCAGTTCTAGGACCATACATAGGATCTAATGACATAATAGGGTCAACATATACTAAGAAGTTATTATCTTCAAGTACAGCAATTGGGTTTTCTACCCAAGGTATATTATTATAAGTCTACTTGTATAGCCCAGCTACTGCATGAGTAGTTATGCTACAATTAGCTTCTAAGTCACCATATTTAAGTACTGCACTAAGTATAGTCATTCTGTGATTATCTTCTCCGTGTATCTCATCTATGACATATTCGTTATTATTAGTGTTCCACGCTTGGAGATTTTCATCAGTAGATATAAGCCTATTAATTTCAGATATATTAGATATGCTACCCTCTAGATCTACTCTGAGAGCATTATTACCTGTAGTCTTATTACTTAATATCTCTAGTTGAGCTTGATTAAGGAATAAGTCTATTTCTTCAGGTAAAAATGCAGGGCATCCACCAAAGGCGATACCCTCCGCATTCTTATCTAAAATTACTTTAAAGTATATATGAGAATCCTTATTATTCATTACTTAGACTTAATTTCATTAAGTATTGCTAACTTAATATCTTGATTCTTTTTATCTTTTAAATATGTAATTACATCCTCTAAACCATTACCAATTAAGTCAGTTCCAAAATAGTACTGAGCTCTATTCTTTCTAATAATGTTTTTAGCAACAGCTTCTTCAATTACATAGTTAATTTCTTTGTTTGGATTTTCAACCCATTTCATCATAAAGGTCTTAGGAGAGCTTTCGATCTGTTCAGTTAATTTGGCTTCTACAAGTTCATTAGACATAGTATCAGATTTAATACCATACAGTCTAAGACACTTACGCATTTCTTCGATAGACATCTTATCCATCTCTCTATATGCTTCACGCTTAATCTTATTGATCTTATTAGCTTCTTCTGCTTCACTATCTTTGTTAATTATAACATAATCCGTAGCTGCTGTAATCTTATTTAAACCATTTGCTACTCTTTTATGATTCTTGAGGAATATGTATTTGAGTTCATCTTCTGGTCTATCTGTATCTAAAATAACATCCTTCTTACCAATCTTAATGGCAAAAGTGTCCCAAAATGAACTACTAGGGGATAACTACCCTGGTTGATAACCAATTTCTTTTTCTAATCTTTCTGCATCTGCAGCAGTCAAGCCAGTATACAGATTACCAGATCTCGTCCAGTATGAGCTTACATAATCATAACATGTAGGCCACTTTGTAATCCCAGTCCAGGGATTAGATTTAATTATTCTAACGATTACTTCCATAATATTTAATTAGATTGTTCAGTTAGTTATTCTTTATATTTCCAGATATACTTAAGATTTGAAAACGATCTAGGAGTCAGTTTACCATATTCTCCTTTCAATTGCCTTTGTATAGATCTTCTATCACAACCTGTAGATCTACTAGCTTCTATAATGGAAGGAAATTCAGCAATTATTTCTCCAGTATATTTATCCAGTTGGCATACCGATTTTGCTACTTTCATTCCATTTTCTCTAGCTGTTTCTAACATTTTACCAGTCAACTTATCTCCAGTTTTAAACAAATGTTTCTCAGCTGCTTTTCTACACGCCTCTGATATTTCATGTCCACCTTTATCTTTATTATAACCTTTTTCGGGATTAGTAGAATCATAGTAAGAAATCCATTCCTTTTCCCTTTTATCTATTTCTCTAGGATTTCCTTCTATTGTTTCTATTAACTCTGGTATGAAATTTTGAATTCCGTGTTCTCTCATTGCTATATAAAGCACACAAGATAAATCATTGGGGCGTTTTGATACAAATGCGTGAGATATATGATCTGAATATCTCTTCATTATATCTCTTTTAGTTTGACCTATATAAACCTTATTGTTTGTTATATCTGTGATTTTATAAATATTTCCAATCATAGTAGTATGTTTTTTTCATTGTTTAACATACTACTATAACGGAATATTTTAGTTAAGGTTCCTCAATCGCGGCGAAATTATTCTGCTTCCATGATCAATTCTCCGCAGGCTCTGGGGTCGCGGAGCATAATACCCATTTCTCCAAGGAAGAATACAGTGTAGCCGTCCTTACCATTAGATCTCAGAGTATTCTTAGAGTTAGCATAACCAGACGGAGCAACAGCACCACCAGTATACCAAGTAACGAATTCACGATCTTTACGAACTACCTTAACGATGTTAGCTTCACCATCACGTCTACCCAGATCCAGGAATGTCATACGATATGATTCCAACGGTTTCAGAGTAACAGGGTGCAACTGACGATTGTATACAATATCGTCATACAACGGGAAATACTTCAGAGTAAGTTCAATACCATTAGTCATTGAGTAAGTCTTGAACTGACCACCGAACTTCAAGTTATCACCAGAACCAGTTACAAATACAGTATCCATCAAGTTCATGTTAACAACTTTTTCCTTCAACAGTCTGTCGAATTCTCTCATACCCATTTCACCAGTCAAAGCAACAAACTTACGTTCGTTAGTACCAAGTACATTATAAGACAGGTCGAACAAGAAGTCTTCCAACAGTTCTGCAGTAAGACGAGTGTAGTAACGTCTGTTAGACGGAGCGATTTGTTCAAGCAAACCAGCACCGATAAATACCGGACGACCGTTAGTACCCTTCAGATTACAAGATCCATCTTTGTTTACATTGTTTTTCATGTAAACCAACATACGTTCGCATCTCTTATACCATTCACGTAATGCAACCCATTCCTGATAATCAGCCCACAGATAGGAAGTCTTTCCAGTCTTAGGATCTTTCAGGGCAATTGCCATTACTGTAGAATAAGCTGAACCAGTGATATCATAGTTGATACGAATTGTCGTAAGATAATTACGCATCTTGAAATGAGTATTATAGTTCAGGATATCACCTTCTTCACTGTATTCTTCAACAGCAGAAGCAAGACGTGATACTTGACAACCCGGTTTCAGATATTCAGAAGGAATATAAGAACTCGGCTGGCCATCGGCTACGAAGCAAGTATATACCCAAAGATTACCATCTTGGTACGGAGCACCTGAAACACGTACTTGGAAGTCTTTATTATCGAATTCAAGTACTGCAGTAGGACCGAACCAGTTATCTTCCAACCACAACAGGATAGGAGTATTGTTCAAACCAGCAGTAGAAGTTTCAGTAATAGCTGCGCCATTCCATTTTGCATCTCTGATTGTAACAGCTCTATCTGCATCAATCATTACTTTCCACTCCCAACTCGGCTGATCAATAGTCATTACGTTACCAAGACCACCAGTCAACATATCCAAAGAAGTGTTGTAACCATTATCCTTAGTTCCAAATACATAAGATAACACGGTAGCAACCTGATATGGATTCTATTGTGAAGCCTCCGAAATTTTGGCAGTATCAATCAAATCACTAAACCATTTTCCTTTGTACAGTACTAAGTTATTTAGAATATTATTATCCATAAAATACTAGTAATTTTAAATTTTAAGTTTTGTTAATATTAATTTGCACGCAATTGACGTACAATAGAATTCCACATAGACTCATTGCTAGTGTTATCCTGTTTTCTAGTCTTTCTACTTACTCCAGTTCTATTGAGACTATCTTTAAATTTGCTTATAGCCTTATTGGAGCCCTCAGTCTTTGCAGCTTTAAGCAAAGTATCTCCCTTCATAGTAAAGTATGCAGATTCTAGTAAATTTTTCACGCTCTTAGACCAATCTTTTTGATATTGGGTCATTCCATCAGCAGTAGGTTTGAATATGTATTCCAATAATGTCTTTTTATCCTTTTCAGGAATCTTTACACCACGAATGTTATCCAACCCTTTTATTTCGTTGACAACGGAGTTAAAATAGTCCTGTTGTTTCTTTCTATTCAGCTCAGCAGTCTTTTTCTGCTCTTCCAATAGCTGTTGTTTCTTTTCTTCTCTAATCTCCTTCAATGATTCAAGAGCGTCTGCAGCTTCATCTTCGAGCAATCCAGCTTCCTCATATTTAGTAAGTTTCTTCTCAATAGACTTACTGCTAAAGCCTTTTTCTTTCAAGAATTCTTTAAGTACTAATTTCTGATTTACTTCATCATCTTCAATATTAATATCATCAATATCTAGTTCTCCATCAATCTGGAAATAGTCTTTAAGATTACCGCCATTCTTTACAAATTCATCTAGCTGTGCTACTTCTTCGCTAGCATACTGTGGAACAGAATTCTCTTCTATTACATTCTGAAAGTAGTCAATTAGGTCTTCTACCGTCTTAGGCTTTTCTTCATCCTCTATGTCTTCCCAACCTAATTTTTCAGATAATGAATCAAAGAATCCAGAAACGACAGATGTCTCATTTTCATTTATTTCTTCAGTGTCTTCATCTTCGTTCTCTGTCTCTTCTTCAGTATCTTCTATCTCTTCCTTCTTAGACTTCTTATTAGTCTTAGCAGGCTTTACATCTTCCTCTTCTTCATCTTCCTCAGAATCTTCTGTATTGCTCTTCTTACCTTGTTTACGAATTTCTTCTAACTCTTCATCAGTAAGTTCTTCTACAATAGCATCATCTTCTGTTTCTGTTTCAGGCTTTTCTATAATTGTCGTTTTTGTCATTGCACCTGGCGCGAAGTCTTCAAATACTTCAAAGCCGTTTAATGTAGTCTTATCCATAATTAGTATTAATTAGATTATTTGTTTTTCTTTCTTCCACCCTTTTTCCATTTTTTAGCATTTTGAGCAAATATAGCCCTCTTTCTAGTCAAAGGATTTTTACTGTGTGTAAGTTCTTCAGTTGTTTTACCTGTTCTTTTCTTTAAGGCGTTGAACTTGCCTCTATTCTTTTTCTTTATATGTATACCACCATCCTTGTAAGATGGTACAGGGTATTCTGGTATAATGCCAGTATAGTCGATAAGATCACTCATGATTCTACATTATTAATATTATACTAAAGTATTATTATCATCAATTTTTGTTACTGGAACCATA